TCACGTCTGACTTGGATACTTGGGCCTGTACTGAGGTAATAGCTGCCAAGTTAGTTGCTATGTCAGTTACATTCGTAGCTATGTTCACGTCTGACTTGGAAACCATAGCCTGTACTGAAGTAATCGCTAAGGTATTAGCCGAGACACGTTCTTCCAGAGAAGCAAAGACAACTTGTGCCGCCGCTGCGCCTGCTACAGATCCTGCACCTGCTCCCGCCACAGAACCCGCTGCCGCACCCGCTACCGAACCTGCATTCTCTGCTGAGGATTTAATTGTATTCCAGGCAATACGGTAGGGGACACCATTCTGATCTACCAGGAATTCATTGTTTTCGCCTAAGGATGTCGCTACGTCTAGGTCTGAGAATTTTCTGCTCATACTGTGGGACTCCCTTGAGCGCTTGTGGCAAACAGAGTGATTTCAAGGCTGGTCCCGAATGTCAGGATATTACCCTCGTTATCTGCCAAGAGAGTGTCATCATTGACCACTTCATCTCTGGAAGGCCGCGCCCATCTAAGGGCTATGGCTTCTGTCAATTCACGCGGGGGATAGTTCTGAGGATGGTCTACGCTGTTCCAATTCCCATCAGACTCAGTCCAATGCACAAAATGCCCAGTCCCAGGTTCTCTGACCATCTTAGACATAAGGTATTTGCGTCCACTTCGGTCACAAATGAAAACAGCGTTCTTTCCTTTGGCAAATTGTCCTGACATAGTGGTTCCATTGTATCACTCCAAGTTAGTTTCTGGAATTACCCCTTGGGCTACTTAGAAGGGACATAAGGCCGGGGTAGAACCACTCTGAGCCTTCTCTGGGAGTTAAGTATTCTGGATTATCCCATACGCGCCCTTGGGCAAACGCTAAATCATTTAAGTCTCTTGTAAGAAGGTCTGCGTCATCCCCTTCGCTAAACCAATTTAACACATTAGCAATCCTCTGATAATCATCCTCAGTTGTTCTAGTTCTTTGTGGTGTTTCTTCTGGGGCGTTTCTAAGGATTCTGTTCAGATCTTCACCTGTGTCAAAATCTTCTACACCTACTCTCACAGAAGAATCTTCTGATATATCCCCTAATCTTTCCAAATTTCTTCTATGGCGTGAAAGCGCATTCTTGGCCTGTTGGAGATACTCTGGAGTAACACCTTCTCTAAGAGGAAGTCCGAACCAAGCGTCTTCCCAGTCTCCCCAAGTACCCATACGGCGCATTAAAGCCTCTGTTTCAGCAGTATCAGGGAGTCTTTCCGAAGAAAAAGGAATGCCATGTTCGTCTAAGTACCGTCCTCTGTTCATTGAATGTCGGATAGGGTCAAGATATTGATAAGCGTCTACTGGTATCCGGTTTGGACTTCGCCGTGGCCCCTCCATTTGACGCATTAAATCCCTATAACCTTGATCCGTTAATCGTGCCCCTGTCTCAAAGGGTTCTCGTACAGCCCGCGTTGTCATAGCACCACCTGCTGCGCCACCTGCGCCTGACAAGAGAAGTTCCAGGGGTGTAGCGCCTTCTTGGGCGCCCTGTGCTCTTTGAAATTCCCCTCTTAGGTATTCTGTGCCCATCTCAGCCAAGCCACCGCCAAGGGTTCTAGACCCTATTGTAGGTCCTGCTGCTCCTACGCCACCTGCGCCGCCGTACATGGTCATAAGACCTGTAGCGCCTAGAATTTCCTCGGCACCAATCCCCGGGGGGTTAATGTAGTATTCCTGGTCGCCTATCTCTGGGATGCGTACTATGAGACTGCCATACTCGTCTTCTCTTGCTTCCAAGTCAGGAAACCTATCTTGAAGCATCTCAAGTTTTTCTCTGTCATCGGTGCCCGTCGCTATAGCGCCCTGTAGAAGACCAATGATCTCATTCTGTGGAGAAGACTCTAGTGGCGTATTGCCAAAAGGGCCATAGAAGAAATTACCCTCCAAGTCAGTAAGAGAAGGAAGGTCTTCAGCGCCTCTGCCTGTGAAAAAGTTTTCTACTCTAGGGCTTACCTCAGAATTGCTCAGGTGCTCATATTCCCAAGGCTCCATCCAGTAGGGGACAGGTTCGGTCATGGCCTTGCCCCAATATCAGCGGAGACAGATGCCGTGCTGGTCTGTACGTCAGGCCGGGCCCACCTAAGGGCTATACTTTCCCTGAGATCTGCAGTCTTGTTTTGAGGATGGTCTACGATATTGTAGGGCCCATCGGATTCCGAGGTGTGGATAAAGTGGCCTGTACCGGGTTCCTGAATAGCCTCACGATAAGGGAACTCCATCCCTGATCTGTCGCAGATAAACCTTGCTCGCCGCCCCTTTGCCCAGATCTTGGTCATCCTACCAGTATTCTCCAGTCAACCCTTTCCATATCTTCCTCTTGAGCGGACATAAGCATCTGATCAAACTCTTGCTTGAGTTGAAGTCTGTACTGTGCATCAACCCCCCTGCGCTCGAAGGTCATCTTGTAGGCAAGGCCATAAATAACCGCAGGGATATACCTGTCATTAAGATCAAGGGTTTGCTGCATGCGCGTAACAAGCTGAGGCTTGACCGCACACCGGAATGTCATTGTATCGTTCTGGTTGGAGCGAGGCCATAAAAAGACTGTCACAGATGTTCTGGACTGGTCCACCATAAACAGGCTTGGCTTGCCTTCGGATTCTTTTGTAGGAATGTTAAGGAAGTCTCTGCGCCCAATGCGGTTCAAGGCATAATCAATAGAACTGCGTGTTATCACCGCGTCATAGAAAGCCGTTACAGAGGCCCCTGCGTCAACGCTTGCAACAGAAGCGGAGACAGTCACCGTTTTCTCTTTGATACGGCTTAAAGGGTGTTCGTCATTAGACATGGATACAAGGAGCTCATTCAGCATATCCATTGCATCTTCCGCATCAGAACCAGACATAGGCTCGCCACCGGCAAGCTTGTCAGCCCTGCGAACAATGTAGTCTACCGTGTAATCCTTAGTGTTAGTCCCAGATGTTGCCATTTCCTAGAATAACTCCTTCCATAGAAGTCCTGCGTCAATGGTTGCGGATGCCGCTGACAAACCTGCCACTGTGAGTGTATCACCCGGTGTCAAGATAAACTCATAGGGATTGAGGTCAATAGTCTCCTTGTCATTCTTTCCCGCCAGTGGAACGTAGAGTAATTCGGTTCCGCCTGTAACTGTTGTTCCCGCCACATCAATATCCACAAGGCTATTCGTTGCGTTGATATCTGCGTAAGAAGGTGATCCACCAAGCGTTGCGTTCTTGACAAGGCGCACCTGACCTAGATTGTTTGCACCTGAGCTTTCAATGGATCCCTGAATATTCTGGAGCACAATATCATTATAGTTCGTCAGGCTGTTGTATGTGGTCTTATTACGGATCGTGAATATAGCCACCTCAGTTGTAACTGTGGTTTTCTCCCGCTTGCCTGTGGTAAACTGAGGCTGCTGCAATTCGGTATATTTGGATTTCCCCTCAACGAAGAATGCCATACACGCGGACCAACAAGTTACATTGCTTACTGTCGCATTGTTCAGAACGTGAGCCATCATGTGGAAGTTGGGGTTTCGCACAGAAGGAACGGTGTTCTGGTTAGTGTAGTTAATGGTATGAGCGAGGAACATATCCCCGGTGGTATCGTTCTCCACCCAGAGCTTGATAGCCCCTGCGCCGAGATACTGGAACTGGATATAGTAAACATTAAGCTTAGTCGGATCGAGTGTCATGCCCGATGGACCAGTCCCATCCAGTGGATCATCCCATGCGGATTGCGCTACAGTGGTCAGAACATCATTGGAATACCGCAGGAGCCCGAAGGTGGCTCCATCGTAACCAACGGCATAACCATTCTTATGTGATGCGCTTGAGCCTTCCGTGTCAGCAATGCCAACCATCTGCTCGGTTCCCGCAATGCCCGCAGTGAACATAGCCGTGAACCGCATAAGACCGCCAAGACCCGCACGATATTTGGCGTGTTTAGATGTCTCCCATTCAGCGGTGCTAGCTGTAGTTGTTCCTGATGTGACCTTTACCATAGCGTTTTCTTGCGAAACTGCGCCGCTCCCTGCTACCTCTATGGTTCCGATTTCTGTGTTTGTCACAGTAGCGTCAAAGGTGACTTGGAGAATAGGGGACAATTCCGCAGTTCGCATATCACCGAAGGCGGAGAGAGGCATGTCAACCTTAAGCCCGCCCAGCCCTGACACGCTCGTATTCTTATATGTCCCGCCTGTGGTTGCACCTACAAGCACAGACCGTGTAATGGTAGCCTCGGTTTCGTCTATGAGGGTTGCGTTGAGCTGGTGCGCAAGATGAATGTCTGAAGTCTTGGTGTAATGGACTTGGATGGACAAGTTTGTCGCTTCGGTCGTTCCATTCGTATACTTGATACGGAAATACTTTTCAACGATAGCCCACATATGAGGAACGGCAATGCTTGTGTTTGCCCAATCTCTCGTTGGACCGCTATAGGTAACTCCATCGTGGGAAGTTTCGATAGTGAGAACACCATCTGTGGCATTGTCTGACTTGATTGAAATGCCTGCTCGTCCGTAGCCTAGAACCTCTTCGCCAACGCCTTGGAATACAGCCCCTGCGGCTAGCGTTGCCGCTGCCCTAGAGTTGCCTTTTGAGATTAAGTCATGGCTGTTAATCGGCATCGTAAGTGTAATCCTTGGTTTTTATCTCCGAAGTGGCCATCTAAGCCTCCTCAGTAATTAACTAGGACAATTTTACATCCTGGGGCATTCGCAGCTTTCTTAGCACGAACATAGGGATAGTGTGAAATCTTATGCATGTGTGAAGTCGCATTGGCTGTAAAAGGCGCAATGCAAACTACGAGTTCTTCTGTTGCATAAGGAGACGCTTCAAGAGAGTAATCCCCTGCGCCACCACCAGCACATGATGCAAAGAAACAAATCTGCTCATGTCCCGAAAGGCGTTGATTTGTTTGCACCCAATCTCCCGTCACAGCTGCAGATACACCTGTGTCCAACAGAGGGGTTACGCCAAGTGATCCATTGTTAGCCATTCTTCTTTTTCCTTTGTATTTTACCTAGTAAAACGGGGGGTACCCTAGGTTTGAGTACCCCCCGCTTAAGTTAAGCCAATTCTAAGGGTGCTTATGCGCCCGCAGAACCATACCATTGCCGCCAATCAGACCAGCCGTAGCTGTAACGCTCACGGGCCTTGTAGCGACCATTGCCTGTATCGAAGTCACCTTCCGTACCTGTCGAGAGGGCCTTCCGCACAAAGTGCTTCGTGCCATTAGGACAGGTTGTACGAATAAACCACGCATCAGTATCAGTGAAGCGATGGTTGATGTGAATGCCGCCCGGGAAAAAGCCCCCAGAGCGCAAGGCATTCGTATCGTTCACATTCGTGATTGCAGCCGTACCAACCGTAGCGGTCGTAGTGCTAAGGTCAGACTTGAGAATCTTGAATGCGGAGAACCGAAGGTTCGTAGGAATGTGCAAAGATTTAGGCACAGCACTAATAAGAATGCCGCGATCATCTTTGAACAAGCTGATATTAATAACAGCAGTTTCCAGCGCAGCCTCGGAAATATCCGTTGCTACGTTGTTGTCTTGAACACCCGCTGAAAGAGTCGGGTGAGAGTCAGAGAACAGTGGTTGACCGTCTCCGCCCGGACGGGCTGTGGAAAAGCCATTGTTGAAAATAGCAGCAGCTTTGACTTGCTTGGTGTTACCCATAGCACGCCCTAGAGCTTTTGCCCGAATTTTAGCCCAGGTATCATAAAGATTATCCTCAAGAGCTTCTTCGGTGACGGCAAAGGCAAGAGCAATGGTTTCGTGCGTATAGCGCGAAGTCCAGGCCTCTTGCATGTCATCATATTCAACACCAGCACCCTCATGCTTGACAGGAGCCGTACCAAGGCCCGTCATCAGAGTTTCCTCTTCAAACGACCTCTTGGAGTTCTCCACCTCAAACAAGGGAAGGTGTTCACTATCCACACTTTTGTACTCAGCCCCCAACACAGCGTTAAGCCCAGGGACTAGCTGTTTTGCGATATTACCACGGTTAATAGCCATTTGTCATATCCCCCTATGCTACGCCTGTGCCAGTATTGTCAGGGTTAAGAATAACTTCGACAGCATCCTCTTGGTTATCCCCCCAACCTGGCGAAAGTACAGGACCAACTACTCGGAGATGTGCCACAGTAGCTGACACGTTTGCAGATGTGCGCGCATGTCCTGTAGCTTGGCCGAATATCGTATCACCCCCACCAGTCGAGACATCAACATAGTCTCCTGCCTGGAAGGATGCGTTACCCGCAGACGTCTGAATGAGGATCGTGTAAGTTTGATTCGGATCATCACAGATACGTGCGAGAGGTTGGTTATACCCATCAATGAAACCGTCAGCAGCACCCATTGAGGTGCCGGACGGGAAGTAGTTTGATTCAACTACCCCGTTAGCTTGCGTTGCGTAAGTACAGCCTAGAAAAACACCTGTAGCTTTCCCTGCGACAGGGCATACTGAAACAGTATTTCCCAGTACGCGGACGAGATCGCCTTTGAAGATATTTTCTGCTTGGCCATTAGCAATCGGATAGGTATTAAACCCAGCCGAGTTCGTTCCGCCGCCACGCTTGCGTCGAGGAGTCAAACCACCTTTGTAGTATTGTGCAACTGAAGTAGTCATCTATTTTCCTCTTTTCCCCTAAGGGGGAAACTAAGCACCATGCCTAGTCTTCTTTGGAGATTGCTCCAATGGCGGGTTTACGACCCGTAGTCGTTCTTGATTTAAGATTTGATTGGACGGGGGTTGCCCTGCGTCCTCTATCAGAAAGGCCCGGAGTCTGGAGGAGATCAGCGTTCAGTGCTTCTTCTTGCATGTTGTGCTGTTCTTCATAATACTCACGGCGAGCTTCTGCCAACTCTACGGGGACTTGAGCCAAGGCAACATCGCCATTGATTAAAATCCCTTCGGAACGGCCTGTGCGGCCCACATCCATTTCACCCCGGATGTGTTCGGGTATCTCACTCTCTTTAACCAGAGTGTATCCTTCGTTTTTTCTTTTAGTCAGGTTTCTTACATCGTCCTGACCTTCAATTTGCCACCTGACCCATCTGAGGTGCATCCCGTTACTGCGTGCCCATGCTTTGAGTGCTTCGGGAATCCCCAGCAAATTAGGGGGCGTATAGACTGTCTTGCGAGCATTAGCAGCTCTTGTTGTAGTTCTTGACATAATGTTTCTCCTTTATTGTAATGGATAGCCACGCATTTGCGCTAGGGCTACAGAATTTCAGTCCAACCCGAGCCACTCTCTGTGGCGTCTTGTTGTGCCTTTTTTTGCCTGACATACTCCTGTGGTGAGATACCAAGGGAATCAGCAAGATCTTTTTCTTCGCGTGTAATACGCACAGTATTCTTGCCGGAACGTCTTACAGGTGCTTGGCGTCCTACCCCTCCTACAACAGGTCTGTCTTCTGTTTGAGTGCGCTGCGTTTCCTGAGTTCCACCTTGATGTGAATTGGAAAAGCGAGAATCCAGACGTTGATCCAATTCCTGGTAAAAATCAGGGGCTGTGGGGTCCATGCCTTCATTGATCATTGCCGTAGAAAGAACGAGGGCCGCTTGGCGCTTAATCGCATCATCCTGTGTCTTGGGTTGCATGAACCAGGTGTTGTTATCCGCCCATTCGTGCGCCACTTCGGGAACCTCTACCTGCTGAGGGGCAGGGGGCTGGTATTGCCGTCTTTGAGGGGGCTTTTGCGTTTCATAGTCCAAAACGCGCATCTTCAAGTTGGTATCTGCAACATTTTGGGAAAGAAGTGCATGTGCTCGGTAATTCCCTTCCTGCAAGGCACGCTCTTGCTTATACGCCAGGTCCTGTAACTGGCCTTCAAGCATTTTTCTTTGTCCCTTGGCAGAACTATAGGTTTGCTGCTTAAGCCTGTTTTCCATTTCAAAGCGAGTCCTGCGTTCTTGCTCAAGCTGTGCCTGCAGTTGCTTTTTTTCATTGGAAAGGTTTCTAATGCGTGTCTGAGCCCGCGACTTTCGAGGTTTCTTCTGGGGATCTTCCTTAGCTTCTTCTTTAGCCTCTTCCTTTGGTTCTCCCTGAGCGTCTTCAAGAAAATCTTCTACGACTACTTCAACGTCCCCTTCAGCAATCTTTTCCACCTGGTCAGCGCCAGACTGAAGGACCTTTTGTCCTTCTTCAATGCTCTCGGAGAGGGCCGCTGCCTCTTCCTCAACTTTATCCAGATCCAATTCCTCATATCCGTTTTCTTCTGCCATGTCTTAATTCTCCTTACGCGGGCCTATAGCTCGCCATGCCTCTGAGATTATCCATAGGATTAATCACATCAGGGCTATCTACTTTCATTAGCAACTGATCATCTGCGATAAGAACCAAGGTAACGCCTTTGACTTTAACCTTGGTTCCTGCGTGTTTTGACCAAACAACATAATCTCCCACACCAACGAAATCGTCCCCGAATTTGCCATGAGGATTTGTCCCCTTGGCATCAGGATCAATAAAAGCCGTGGGGCCTTTCGCCACAACACGGCCTACATTAGTGAGATATTGAATGTCTTGTTTGGCTGAATCGGGGATATACAACTCAATCCCTGAGTCTGTCTTATACGTATCCTGAATTTTCAAAGGACGTATAAGAAGATGATAAGTCAAAACCTGGGGAAGGGGGGAAGGATCCGGTACTTCTTCTGAAGTAATCCAGGATTCGTTCTGTGGCTCTACATGGCCTAATTCCATAAATTTCTCCTTGGTATCGCCTGGGGCTATGTAACCCCTCGAAAGACACCAAAGAAATCTTCAGTGTCTCTAGTCTTCTCTTAACAGCTTCTCGTATTCAACAAGAAGTAAGCGCAAAGCATTAGTCATACCGTGTAAGTATCCTATGGCTTGGTTGCGTTCAGCTTCGGGCATTTCACCCGTTGCTATGGCTCTCATATTAGCGTCTGCAATCTCTTGGCGCAACAACTCGGAGAATTGATCCCTAACAAGACTGCGAGAGTCTTCCAGGATTTGTTCTCTTAGAAGGTCAGATCGTGAGGGTTCTTTCGTGGTCACTTACGTCCATTACGTCCCATCCTCTGTGCATCACTACCTGCTTTGCGTTCTTCCCTGCGGTCTTGGGCTACTTCCCGGGCAAACATATTACGCTCCCCAGATGCAATCTTTGCGTTTTCTTTGCGCTCATTTGCATCCAGCTTTACCTGTTCCTTGAGAAGTTCTGCGGCAACCTTCGTTTCTTCAAAGGCTGTCTTGCGGCCTGACTCCTTGGCGCGTGTCTTTTCACGTTCAACACCTACCAAAGTCTTGAGAAGCTTGATACCAAGGTCAACCTTGCTTTCCTCAGCCTCTCTTTGCTCTTTCATGCGACCTGTCTCTGCATCAATGAGCTCTGCCTTGGCAACCATGCCTGCCGGACCACCCGCTGCTTTTTCTTCGGCAAGAAGCTGGTTCGTCTGGACAACCTGTTGTGCGGCCTGTGCCATAAGCATTTCTTGAGATGCGGGGTCTGTCGCAGCACCTGTAACGGCCATTTGCTGCCCAAGAACCTGAGCCTGCGCTGCCATCTTCTCCTGGAAGTCCATAATCTGGTGTTCTTGTATATTAGCTTGAATAGCAGGTAAAGCCTGTTGGAACATGCCAGAGCCCCCTTGTGTAGGGTCTTGTCCCCAAGCCGTCTTGAACATAACGTGAGCGGCGTGGTTTTGCCCAGGAAAGGCTTTGATAGGCTTGTTCTGCACCGCCGCAAGGATATCGCTCATGGGATCCATAGGCTGGGCTTGTACGTCAGGTACCATAAATTCATCAATATCCTCTACCCCAAGGGCTAAATAGAAGTCCTTATAGACCTCCTTGAGGTTATGTAGTTGAGGCGCCTGTAGAGCTGCCTGCAACTTGCTTTGGGCAAGGGAAATTCTATGTGCCTGAGAGGTAATGTTAGGGTCAGAATTAGGTATGACATCCACACTCTTGGGGTCATAGTCTTCCCTGAGAACACTCTGCATTCCATAAGGCACTTCGTAAGGATAATTATCTGTAAGAAATTCATAGTTCAAGCGGGCAAGAATCTTCAGCTCTTTGCCCTGCGCTCTATGCGATCTTTTGTGAATAGCAGAGAAGAATTTAACGGACGCCTCAAGGAGCGCCATCGTGGTCCCCACAGGCCCATAGTTGGAACTATCCTGAATAACCTGCTCTGTGCTGTCTGCGAATTTCTGAGAAGCCCCCGTAAGGTATTCCAAGAGTTGATAAAGCGTGCCAGAAGGCTCCTTGAAAGGAAGGGGCATAAGAGCCTTGGAGATGTCCTGAATGCTCGATTCCACATTGCGGAACTCGCCCATCTTGATCGGGTCTGTTTCCTCGCTAAGGCGGATGCCTTTTAGCTTGAAGCCACCCTGTAGATTTGCGTATTGTCCGGCATCAATCAGGGAGCGAAGCACCACCGTAAGGGTCTTCTGCATATCACCCAGAAGGTGAATAAGGCCAAGGCCATGAAAGCCAAACCCTGGAACATACTTGTAGTGGACAAACCATTGCAGCATCTGTGCCTTGGGATCGTGCATAGACCAGTTTCTGCGAATGCTTAGAACCTGGCCCGTTTCTTTTTCAACGGTAATGACATAGGGGCGAATCTGGGCATCGTCGATGCCGTCAGGGAGCGCCATGTAGACATGCTGCTCATACAGGGTGTGGATACGGTTTTCCAGAATTGTATGGGTAGGAACTTCTCCCGTTATCTGATCTTCGGTATTTGTTATTGTTCCGTTTTCACCTGTTCCCGCAACAGCACTCAAGTCAAACGTGCCGTCAGGTTGGACGTAGATTCCCTGATCAATCTCCCTTTGAAGCTGCAAGGGGCTCTTCTCCAGGATATGCGTGTAACGCTCTGCTGTTTCCAGAGACTTGGCGTTCTCTGCCACAATGAAGAAATCAGGGTGGACAAATTCGGCAGCGGGGCGTTCCAGTGTTTGGTCCCAGTACATTTTCTTGAAGGAAGATCCGTAAAGGGGCAAGTGAAAGCCCAGCTTGTCCATCTCCTCTGCATACTCAGGCATTTCCTGCGTAAGCTGATAATTCAAGTGTGCCTGTACTCTTTGCGCCTGAAGTTCTTTCTCGTCCGTTTTCTTGCCAAAGATCTGCGCACGCGCAGGACCTGTGGGGGGCAGCATCTCGGATGTAAACTTGGACTGGAATTTAACAGCGCTTTCAAGTAGAAGGGGGTGCGTGGCCGTGCACATGCCCTCATACTTCACCCCGTAATTGTCTGTACTTTCATGGGGATTGAGACCAAGGGATTTGATGCCATCGGCAAGCATGTACTCCCACTCTTCGCGGGATTCCTTGTCGGCTTCCGCCATGTCAAGAACTTGCCTACCCAGTTCCTGTATTTCACTTAAGTCGGGGAAATAGTGAACAAGGTTCTCGTAGTGACCGCCTGGGTCAAAGTGGCTTTCATCAAGCTCTCCCGTTTCAACAGGGAGTTCTACTTCAAAGGCACCGTCAGGGAGTTCGGATACTCCTGTCTGGTTTTCGGGGAAAGCGGCGCCTTGCCCTGACTGCAATGGTGTGGGTTGTATGGCCATGTCCCTAGTTTAACACCGAGACTAGCCATGCGCGACATGCCGCCTTGCGTTCAGAGAGAGTCTTCTATTTGTGAGGCCACGCGGCGATGTAAAAAGAAAAGGGTGGACACCCATACTCGGATGTCTAGTTGGTGTTTCACTTGGTCACTTACTTGGTTCGATACTTGGTTCCACATAGGCTGCACTGCTTTACTTCTCAGGTCTATCAAGGTCAAGTCTCCTTCAGGTTATACTTAGGGTACTTAAAGGCGTCAAAGTCAGATGCGTAGATGTCTTCAATCAGGGCGCGGTGCTCGGATGTCAGGTCCTTTACCGTCATCCCTATGGTACCTCGCTCCTTGGCAGAGTTCAACTGATCTATCTCCACGCCTGGTAGGTCAAAGTTGGCTAAGACTTTATCCAGGTCTTCTTGCAGTGCTTCAGTCTTTCCAATGAAGTCTGCGTTAGTGCCTTTTGTCCAGTATGTCTGTGGGTTAGCTCTGAATTGATCCCCCCAGACACCTTTGGCTACTCGCTTGAGGAAGCCCAAAAAATCCGGCTTGTGCGGCGTAGGTGTATACCCGTTGTAAAGCGAGACCGCCCTTGCATAAGGATCGCGGACAAAGGTAAAAACATAATCAAGTTCACTGCGTGAAGGTATCTCGTGCGTATCAGGGGACAGGAAAAGATCATACCTGGTATCCATTTTCTCCCGTTTGAGCGCCGCTCGCACAGATGTCCCGCCCGTCTTGGGGATATGCAGGAATATCAAGGTCACTTCAGGTCCTCGGTTGCTTGGTTCCACACTCGAAACCCCACTCGAAACCACACTCGGAACATCCCTTGGTGCCACACCTGGATCGACACTTGGCGCCACAGTTGGTCACTCACTTGGTGCCGCACTTGGGCATACATTTGGGCGTACACCTGGTTTCTCAGATCAGTCATGTCCAAGGTCCTCGGTTGCTTGGAGCCTTATTAGGCGAGCCACTCTGTTGTTCGCCCTGGTACCCACTCGAAGCCACACCTGGTTATACGCTTGGTGCCTCATTTGGGGCCACACTTGGTTCCACACTTGTTTACGCACTTAGTCAATCACTTGGTCCCACTCTTGGGTCTGCGTTTGGTCTCTCAGGTTAGTCATGCCTCAGAACCCTTTGGGGTTGACCATGTTCCAGTAAGAAAAGCGAACAGCCGACTGAGCTTCAATTTCTTCATCCTCGTCATATTCAGGGTGGGACACAGCAAAGGAATCCCGCATCCACAAGATAGCCTGTGTGAAGGTATCCGTCAAATCATCATGTGCCGCAAAGGGAAACTGGATAGCCTGGTGAATAAGATCCTCAGCAAAAGAGCGAGGCCGCGTGGTTTCGTCATCAAGACGTACAGCGGGAACCCAGATACGCTTGGCCTCCATAAAAGGGGTACAGGCATGCGCCCGGGATATCTTGTCCTTGTCAGGGATATACTCTGTCACAGGGAAGTTCCTGCGCCGCATCTCCTGAATAAGGCTTTGCCCGGATGCCTTCTTTTCCACCACAAAGGTATCAGGCTGATAAACATCGTTGATCTCCCGCATCTTCAAGCAAAGCTCAGGAAACTCCCAGCGGCCCTCTTCGGCCTCAAGAAGTATCATGTTGCTGACAAGCAACTCCTGCCCCGCAAGATCTTCCTCGACATCCTTGAATACCCCCCAGACGGTATAGGCCGAGAAGTCTGCCTTCTCCCTTGTGGAAAAAGCTGTATCCACGGAAACAACAATGTAATCAAGGGCGGGAGGATCATTGTCAGACCAAAACTGAAACAGGTTCTCCTTGAAGATATTACCCTCTTCCGGCACAGGGTTCTGCATGTAGAGCGCATTCCATGCCGCTTCAGAGAATGCCTTATCTGTCTTTTTCTCCAGCAGCATTGCATCTGTCCAGAACTCAGGCCAGTACGAATGCCCCACAGGAAGACCCAGGAGCCCCGCCGAATAGGAATCGAGAATAGCCGGAATAGCAATAACCTTCCAGGGCATCTTGGAGCTCTCGTCAGCTTTCAAGAGATATCCCGAGAGATCATCTACGTGCCATCTTGTATTCACAATGATCTCGGAACCGCCCGGAAGCACACGAGTTCTAAGGCCACGCCCATACCACTCGTTGATCTTCGGGCGCTCTACGCTCGAATACGCCGTTTGCTCGGATACCGCATCATCAACAATGGAAATATGTGCCCTACGCCCTGCAATACGCGTACCCACACCCGTAGCGTAATACTTGCCCCCCTTGGTTGTTTCCCAGCGGCCTGCCGCCTTGACATCCTTTTTAATCAAGGTTCCAGGGAAGATCTCGGCATACTCAGGCGAGTTCATGACATCCCTGATCTGCCGCCCCATGTTGTCCTCAGCAAACTGCGTAGAGTGGCCAATGTGCATGATGTTCCACATAGGGTGCCGACCCAGTGCCCAGGTCACAAACAAGTTCAATATCTTGGATTTCATGGAGCCAGGCGGCAAGAAGATCTGCAAGCGCTTGCCCAGTACCACAGGCGATGTGTCCTGAGGGGAGCGAAGCTTGGCGCTGCGGGTGGTCCTGCGCTCCACAATCTGCAATTCCTCAGACATCAACTTGATGTGCTTGCCGTCAATAAATCCCTCAGGAAGGATCACAGGCGCCATCAAACGCACGTAAGTGTAGAAATCACTGCGGGCCTTCTTGGTCAAAGCACCCTGGATGAATTCATGCGCCTTTGCCTTCTCGGAAGGTGTTAGAAGGTTCCAGTGCTCATACAAGTTCTGTACAAGCTCTTCCTCTGTAGTCTCACCCGGTAATTCAAGAGTTGCGAAATCAGACACGCAACCCCCTTGGGAAAGTTCCCGAGAAGTTCCTTAAAAGATCGCCAAGGAAAAGAAAGAGGACAATAAAAAAATAGCCAAAGGTCTCCAGGAACACCCTAAGGACTCCCAGGAACCTACCTAGGAACACCCTAAGGACTCCTAGGAATACCCTAAGGAACCTAGCTAGGTTCCTAGGATAACTAGAGTTACTAGAATAACTAAGGGTAAAGAAAAGGTACTTACTAAGGTAAGTACCAAGGCTAGCTAGGTTCCTTAGTATAACCAGAGTTAACCAGGTTAAGCCTAGAAACCTTAGAAGGAACCTTACTAGGATCCGTAGGTACCCTAAGGTATTCCTAAGAGCGCCCGTGGGTCCCGTATCCCTAGGATAAACAAAGAGCGCCGGGTGCGCAAGGGGGTCCCAAAGAGCGCCGGGAGTTCTAGTCTTCATCTGGCTTGCCCGGGAACTCTTCGATGTTCCTTGTATCTACGGCGGTACCCTCTCTCGCCTTTGCATTGCCCAGGATCTGAAGCATCTGGGAAGCATTCTCGTCCAGTTCTATTTCTCTTTCTTTTGCCTTGTCATCCCTGAGGTCCTTGGCTCGCTTGGCTACCTTGTCATCAAAGGTCTCCCTCGAAGAAAGCTGAAACAAGCCTAGCGTCTTGGCAAGGTTCTCCGCTGCCTTGTTTGCCTCTGCATAGCGCTTGTCTTCAATAGCCTTGTGATAGACCTCACGCATCATATGAATAACTTCCATGTCGTCCAGAGCCGCTGCCTGTATGCGAGTATCCATGCCTATAGCTATGGCCTTCTGAACCTCGGGTAAACGCTTGGTATTGTGTGCTACCTGCTCAAGATTCTTGGATTGACTACCTGCTATCCTTGCTGCCTCAGCACCACTACCCGCCTTGAGGTACGCCTCTACAAAGCGCCTCTGAAAAGGGGACAAACTACCTAAACACTCCCTGTATTCATCCATAACCGACTTGCGCCAGTCCCCATAGGCACGCTTTGGCTCGCCTGCCTTTTCCTTTTGCCTGGCAGCCTTTGCATACTGCCTGCGACTTTCCTTTGTCTCGTCTTCATCCATTGCTTGTTCTCCCTTAGAGCGCGACCCAGAGCCAGGATTTCCAGTTAGGAAGCTCTTTGGGTCTCTCAGGCTTTCTAGAAACCTAAACTATACCTCATAGAATACTCTCTATACCTCATAAGCGCTATCTATACCTGAACTATACCTTAAATAGACTACGCTTTACCTGAAAATACACGGCAATCCTTAGGGTTCCCGCTAGAAATCCCTTGCGAAAACCAGGGGTACCCGCGCTCTCACAACATTGTCCCTGTTTTTCCTCCCCCCGGGTTGAATACAAGGATGCCCAGATCAACCCAGGGTCCCCTATTTACCATAATAGTAATTATACGCTTAAGCATACTAGGCTAACCCATTGATATCATTGGATGTGCTTTGGTATTCCCGTGTCTGGTGTACAAGGCGTAGCAAAACATCACGCCTGTTTTGTCCTTGACACACCCGAGGGTAGTGCAATGAATCGTTCCGGGGGCGGAATGAAATTCTAGGGTTTTTCTCTGCGTAACCCCTTTGACCACCCAACGCACCCCCACGCATTTACAATGCCATCCACTCGCCTGAGGTTATCGAGGGGCGCGAGGCTGGCCCTGTGTTGGCCTTAGGTTGTCAAGGGATATGCCCTGTGCTATGTCTTAGGCAGCCAAGCATTAGACCAAGGAGGAGCTGGCATGTCTGCCCTGAGACGCCAAGTGATAGACCAAGTGTGGAACCAAGTGCGGAGACAAGTGTGGAGCCCTGTGTGGGGCCAAGTGAGTGACCAAGTGTATGACCGAGTGTGGAGCCAAGTGTGGAGCCCTGTGTGGGACCAAGTGAGTGACCAGTTAAGCGGGGATCTGTCTCATGACTGACCTGAGGTACCAAGTGTGGAGCCAAGTGAGTGACCAAGTGTGGAACCAAGTGAGGAGCCACGTGTACTACAAAGTAAGATACCAAGTAAGAGACTTAGTGTGGAACCAAGTATACGAGGACCTGTCACATGACTGACCTGATTGACCAAGTGTATGCCCAGGCGATTAACAAGTTGTTTCGCCAAGTAGGACCTCAACTAAGTAATGAGGCAGACCTTGACATCCTTAACAGCGTGACGATCCCGGTATGGAGTCAAGTAAAAGACGGGGTGAGGTGTCACATAGTGGACCAAGTAAGAGACCTTGGCTAGGCTTTGCGCAGTACGTATCTGTCTGGCGTTTCCAGGGCTACCTTCAGGTTACTCCTGACAACAAAGAGCTCATGCGGGAAGGTCTTGGACCTACCGTCATACTCCTCTGTCTCTACCCATGCTCTGACCCAGGGTACGCCCTTGGCATCCCAGTAGTCGTTGATGCGCTGGGCTAGCCGCCGCGATTCTCTCTTGTTGTTCAGGTAGTCCTTGGACATCTAGTATTCCTTGCCTATATCTGTGCGTGCCTGGTTCCACACATGGTTCAACGCCTGGTCCCAAACCTGATTCCCTACTGGGTGCCATATCTGCCCCCATATGTAAGTCCTCACAGGGTCTGATACCTGGGCGTTTAAGTGTATCTGTAAAATATTGCTTGGGTGGGCGTTTAATTGCTTGGGAGTGTATCTGTAAAATTGGGCGTCCATGCGGTCTCTCAGGTCAGTCATGTGTCATGCCCTCTTGTACTTGGTCCCTTACTTGGTGATTCACTTGGTTACGTACCTGGTGTCTTACTCTGTGTCTGACTTGTCTTGTTACCTTGTATTCTACCTGATGTCTTACCTGGTCTATCGTTGGGCCTCTTACCTTGTAAAGTACCTTGCTTACTACTAGGTCTCTCAGGGACATCTATTCCTTCCCCTTCTTGTTTTCTTTCTTCACCTTGGGCCCTTGGTATCGACACTGTTCGAACACAGCCTGTACCGTGTCAGGATCCAGCACAGAGAAGGCACACACAGTACCAAAGTCTTTAGTGTCCTCCTTGTCATAGAGCCAGGCAGAGACCTCTACGAAGGCCTTGAGCCCTGTCTCCTGTGGTCCTTTGATATAGTCCAGCAGGGCACGGTCAAGGACAGCACGCCATAGGTCAGGATGATCGAGGGGCTTGTCGATGTCAGGAAGAGGAGCTCTCTGGAAGATGCCTTTGTGCGCGACTATGTACTCCACGGTACTCAAGGGTACTGTGTCCAGTATGTTACCCCATGAGGGTGTCTTGGCCTCAGTCATGGCCAAGCCCATGTACTTGGCGCCATACCTGGTCCCACATCTGGCGCCACACTAGGTCTCTCACTTGGGGCCGCATTTGGGCATACACTTGGTTACTCTCTTGGTCTCTCACTTGGTCCCTTACTTGGAGCCACACCTGGGCACACACTTGGTTACTCATTTTATCCATGTTCCAGGTCCTTTCGCTAAGGTGGCTTTGAAGCCCTAAAAATTCTATGCCTGTTCTTCGTCGTTCAGCATACTGAGGAAAGTACCTAAAGGAAGGACAATAAGAGGAGGTAATCTATCAGCACCTATGACTAGTCCTGTGTTTTCTTCGAGCCATCCGTAGATCTGCTTGAAGCCTCTAGCTCTCTTCTTACACTCCAATAGAGCTGCCTTGTGCCCAGGTAGATCACACCTGATATCCCCTCCAAATGACCCGTGGGCGGCGCCTGAGAGCGGCACACGTTCCGCTCGTATTCCTCTATCAACGAGTGTATGGACAATTTCTCTTTCAAAGCGCGCTCCCTTGTCTCGGCTTGGCTTGCCCATTAGGTATCGTACTCCGTCTCAACCCAAGTCTTGTCCGTCTTAAAATTGTGGTACTCCCAGTCCAAGTAGTCACCACCATACCGTACAAGGCGTCTTTCGATTGAGTAACCATTCCAAGGATTCCACTCTCTGAGTTTACGGTATAGCTTTTTATCTTCGGAAGTCATTGGGTTTTTCAAGTCAGGTCTCCTTGGTTACATCTCTGTATGCTGATGTTGTCTCTGGTACCTTAGGCAATGATGCGACCTCTGTAAAGTACACAGGGCCATTTGAATACTGGAATACACGCAAGTCTCCCCAGCACTCCCACTTGAAGGGACAGAAGACACAAGGCATGGGTATCTTGCGGTTACCTCCCTTGCCCATAGGTTCATCACTGTAACAGCGCTCCGGTGGCGTGTCATGTTTCATGAGTCCCTGGATATGTTCTATGCGTTCCTCTGTGTCTTCCATGAAGAACCCGTCCACCTCAAGGAGCGCAATGGTGCCCCTGTTCTTGTTCATAGCAAGAAAGGCCCCCGAGTCTTTCCCGAGAGCCTTTGCATAGCCTGATATCTGGTGGACATAACCGAAGGGATCATCACCTGCAAGCAGGGTACCTTCGGAGAACTTCTTGAAGCCGTAGTCAGAGGCGCTCTTGACATCGACAGGTACGCCATCAATGCAGCAGTCAAGGTGACCTACAATGCCATTGATCTCCACCTCTTCCTGTTCATGTGTAACGTCATGCCCGGCTTGTCTTACGAGAAAAAGGAGGTACTCTTCTACGATATGCCCAAACGTGAAGTTGATATGTTCACGCGCAGACAGGCCCTTGGAGAACCTCATGGGATCTTTGAGTGAGTACCAAAGCTTGCGGTCTGGAGTCCCTAGGTTTGACATCCGCAGCGTAGTGGCCTGCTCAGTTCCGGCTTCCGATATGGCTCTACGCAGAGTGTCCTTGACGTTCTGTGCGAACAGATCAAGGTAGTCTTCGCTTACCTTACACTCACCCTCAAAGATTCCATTGATATCATCTAGAAGAGTACCTAAGTTTTTCTCGCCCAAGTTAACCTACGATTAGTACGAAGGTGAACCATACTACAGCTATGGGTATCGCAACCCTGAACACGAGGGGCAGATTCAAGTACCACTCCTCTAGTTCTTTCCATGCTCCAGTCAGAAAGTTCATGTGTTTCTCCTTTGGTGGTTGAAGGGCGCCCCTAGAACGGGATGTTGTCGCCTTCTTCAGCCTCAAAGCCTTCCTCAGACGTGAAGTCATTGTCGGGCTCCCAGGCTACGTGTTCAATAATTTGTACGCCTCTCAGTGTAGCAGTAACACCCTTGTCATACTTCCAGGGAGACCACAATACATTAACCACTGACTCGTTGCCGACAACGAAGTCATGTCCCAGCTTGTTGCCCTTGGCATCCTTGATAAGGAGAGGATCCTCAACAAACTTTGTCCAGATCTTTACATTAGGCCCGGGGATATTATCGGTGGGCTCTTTCAATGCCACACCCGCGTCGGTAAATTCTTCGGGATTGTCGGGAATGAACATAAGCTGCATGTTAGGCGTCTTATCATCATAGCCCTGATCGGGGTTCTTGTAGTTGAGACGTGCGTAGTAACAGGTACCACGCGATTTGATGTAACGATTCTTTGCCTTCTCGGCCATAAGGTACTCCTTGTTTAGCTTAGACTACCAAGCCTTACAAAGGTATCTCAGTAGTCTTCATCAATACCGTGGCTTTCTCTGTCCCTTGCAAGGGCTTCAGAGAAATCAAGCACGGTGTCCTGTGTATCACTATCACGCACGGAAGTGGTAGTCAAGTAGCCTGAGAAGGCTTCGGGGCCTTCTTCACTGTCCTCTTCTTCCTCTTCTCCTTCTACCCAAAGCGCCCCAAAGAACTCTTCCAGACAGTCATGGGTTTCTACGTCATAAGTGTCCTCGTTCTCTGATGCGGCCTCCAGGGCATAGAAGATTGCGTTGATTTCCCTCTGGGTAAAGTCAATATAGTGAATGATCTCGCCAGTTCTGGAGCGTAGCTTTGCCATATATGGTGCCTCCCTCTGCCTTCCAGTGTAAGCCTTGAAGGGGCTGGCCCGCTAGTGTACATCGAAAAGATAGGTGTTATACTAAGCCTATGCTTAAGTCAGGTAACCCAAAAGACAAGAAGAAACCTAGGGTATGCCTCAGTATTCCAGAGGATTCCATGAAAGACTCAGTAACCAAACACTTCAAATTCATGCAAGCTTTAATGAAAGTCGAGAACGGTATCAAGGCTGGCTACAATGCCGAGGAAGATACCTGGTCGCCTCACCCGTCCCCTGAAGGGGGCCTGCCAACGCTTGGCTATGGGCACAAGCTGGAACAGAGAGATATAGATAATGGAGACATCCTTGTTAATGGACGTTATGAGCCTGTGTGGGGTTTGCCTGATGATCTGGTTATTGCTTTATTCCATGAAGATGTAAAGGAATCGGAAGGAAGGGCTGTCAATGAGTGGAACAAGCATAGACCTGCTCATGGCCTTTCCTGGGAATGGTTACCTATCAAGTACAGATGTGTGCTGGTAAACCTTGTCTTTAACCTGGGGTCCTTGGCGCCCGGAGGTAATCTCAAGTGGCCCAGCCTGTTCAAAGCCATTGCCAATGAGTATGATCTGGAAGTCAGGCGACAGATGGTAACAAGCTACAAGAGACCGGACGGTGTTCGTATCAAGCTGACCAAGCGTGCTGATCAGATAGCGGATGCTGTAGGCTTGAGCACTATTGTTTCCTGAGTTTACTGTGCCACTCGACAAGAGCGGCCTGCTTTTCCGAGCACTCCCTGTAAAGACCGCCTACCCTTGCTGTGAATATGGCCAAGGATTCCAGGTCTCTCACGACATCACCAGGATCGGGCAAGGCTTGACACTCTGTGAGTAGGCTAGGAGGAGGTCTCGTCTGCACTATAGCCGAAGGCCCTGCGCAGGCCGTCAAGCTCGTCAGGAGTAACACGGCAAACACCACGCTCTTCCCTGACAGCCGCCGAAGCCCTTCGTATATCTTCAATAGCATTATCTACCTCTTCTCTTGTTGCGGCGCGTTGCGCCTCCAGTTGTGCTACCAGGCTTGCCGCTACGTCTTCCAGCCTTGCCTTCTCTGCAAGGGCTGCCCTGAGCTCTGCGCTTGCACTTGCCTCGGCTAGAACACCACGCGCATTCCAGCCTAGAACCAGAGCAAAGCCTATCCCCGCAAGAAGCCCCGCCGTTCTAAGGCCCATGCCTGCGTTAATAGCAAAGAAGCCAATGGCCACAGGGACAGCCACAAGGGCACCCCAGGATGCCCAGCCCATAGCTATGTCAAGGATTTGTGCAAGCACTTAGGAGTCTCCTCGTATTCTTCGTGTGTCCTGGTAAACAGCGCCACCAAAGTAAGTGCCCAGCACTACCGAGACTACGGTAGCCATAGTGGGCAACACTGCCTGTGTCATATCAACGCCCTGCGTCATGGCATAGACACTTGTAGTTGCGCAGAACAACAACACACTGATAGCTAGTCTACGCCTGAACCGCCAAGGGCGCCCCTGTAGATTACGATCCTCCATACCACAAGTTTACACCAGGGTGGGGGCTTTTTGCTATTGGGCGCCAATTGCTTTATATGCAAGATGCAAAAGGCCAACCAGCACGATACCCCAAGACAGGCCACACACAAAAAAAATGGCCTGGCACAACAACCCATAAACTTTCCATTCTTCATCAGTCACCCCCTGTAAGCCTCCTCACAGTGTCCAGCACAGTAGGGCTTGTCATCTACCCTTGCCCTGCCACAGAAATAGAACGCAGGATTCTTGGGATCACCGAAGGGCCACTTGCAATGGTGTGCCTTAAGGAGATCAGGGGTAATGGGTCCACCATCTGTGCTGGCACACGTCCTGCTCTGCACAGGGATATAGCCAGCCTGTTTGCGCTTGCTGGCAGGGTAGCGTATCTTCTTTACTGTTGCAGAACCCATGCGTATCCTGGGATTCATACGAATACCAAGACGGTACATTTTTCCAAGCACAGCACTGCGCGATTTACCAAGCACCTGTCCTATGGCAGTGCCGGGGTATCCCTTGAACACCAGTTGACGCAGGGTATCTTCGCTTTCCTTTGACCAAGGTGTGTTATCAACTTTCATCTTGTTTCTCCTAATGTGTTTCTGACCAGGACTGCCCTAGCTTGTACTCGCCCGCCAAGGGACACCTGGACCCCAAGGCTTCCCCCGCTTTCTTGAACAGCCCTGTGATGTGGTTGCCTAACATATCTGCGTGCTGCTTGGCTACTTCAATCTGAAGTTCATCATGGATACAATTCCTCTGCCAGAAGGGAATGCCCCTGGCCATCATATCCCTGTGATACTCACGCATAACCCACGCCATGACTATGCGCTCAAAGCTCTGTAGCCCTGTGGACAGGCTGAGGTGGGCGCTGGGGATGTGTATGCGGCGCCCGTCCAGGGCCACAAAGGCACTGCCCTCGGCATAGCTCTCGAAGGTCTCTTTGACTTTACCAAGGAAAGGCATGCGATCAAGGAAGATTTTCATGGAGTGTTTACCAAGCCTTACGTCACCGCCCAGGACGCTTCCCAGCTTCACAGGTCCTGCGTTGAGTAGCCACGCATAGATCCATGTCTTCGCGGCGTTCCTGGAGCATCCTAGGGCCTCTGCGTGTACGTTGTGAGGGTCTCCGAGAGTTACCTGTTCAATGTACTCTGCGTCATTCGCATAATGGGCTAGTGCCCTTAGCTGGATACCTGATGCATCACAACCTAGAAGGGTATTAGCTTCGGGATGTTCTACTGTCCAGCATTCTCGGCACTCTTTACCATAAGTAGAGCCTACTCGGGGTACATTTCCCATGTTTGGAGCCCTGTGCGCCATTCTGTGGGTTCTCGCCCCCAAGGTAATAACTTGGCCATGAACGTAACCACGGTCATCCTTGAGATCCAGCCATTGCTTTACCGTGCGCATGCGAGAGGCCACCATAAGGTACTCACCCAGTAGCTTGGCCTCCTCGGGAAGATCCTTGGGAGCGTACTTGAGGCTGTTCTCTGTGAACTTGGGCGCGCCCGTAGCTGTACGCTCAGTAGGCTCCCAGCCCAAGGCAACCAGGCGATCTACCCTTTGCTTGGGACTATCAAGATTAAAGGATGTAAAGGCTATCCTTGAATAAGGCCCTGCCAATATCTCGTCAGGTGTACCGTAGTACCCCTCGGGCATAAGGGTATCACACTGGGGCTCGAAGTAGCGCGTATCCACAGAGTGCCAGGCCCCACCCTTTTTCTTCCTTGGGGTAACCTCAGAGATCAGCTTGGGCTGCGTAGGGAAGGCGCCTTGTATCTTCTCAGTCAGCTCTGCATGCTTCTGGGCTAACTCTGCATAAAGCTTGGGGGTCTTCTCGGGATCCAGGTAGAACCCGTTGTCCGCTTGCCTTAGCATAATCCATTGCACTGCTTGCTCTAACTCAAGGCATTCCCAAGGTGTGCCCATCTTCTCTCTGACCTGGCAGAGATACCTGTAGATTTTCTTTTGAATGATAGTGTCCTGATAACACCTCCATAGCATATCCCAGGAGAACCTGGACCAGTCCTCATGGGCAGGCTTGGCTACACCAAACTGTTCCCCGTAAGACTCCACGCCATGCTTGCTCCTTTCGATCAAGAGAAGCCGGGATAGAATCAAGGTATCCACAGTTTTGTCCAAGGGTATCTGAAGCCCTAAAATTTTCTTGAGTGCTCTGGCATCGAAAGCAATTCCGTTGTGCATGATCCACTTGTCTATCTTCTTACCCCATGCGGGGATATCCTTGACTTGCCTTAAGCTAAACTCAGGCGCCTTGAATATCTTGGGGATTTCATGTGCTTTGAATTGCTTAGGCAAAAAAAGGACGGCCTTGTCACTCTTTGTATCCAAAGCAACTGCGCAGTGGATCTTGGTGTAGTCAAGTCCATCTGTTTCTATATCAAGAATACAAGAGGACATACTTAGTTACCAGGGCCCTCTTTTAAGGTTTCTTCAACGAAGACACCAAGGGGGTGAAGGAATTCCAAGTCGATGTTTGGCTTTGTCCAATAAATTGGGTAGAAAGGATGCCCTGCTACACCATTACTGCCTAGCCCCTCTAGCGGATCAAGATCAGTAAGGGTAGAGAAGATTGCGAAATCTAAGGCCTTCCAGGTGTTTCTCATAAGGGCATCTCTTCTAAGGTTGCTTCTGTGAACTCACTAAGGGGACGAAGGAATTTCAAGTCTACTGTAGGGTGAGTCCAATGCTTTACGTAAAAAGGGTGCTCTGTCTCTTGTGCATTGTCATACCCTATGCCCCTCATTGGCGCGAGGCTGTTAAGGGTTTCATATACAGATAAGTCTAAGTATGTCCAAGCGTTACACGTGCGCATAAGAAAAGGGCCTCCAAAGTATTCATGGAGACCCTTTGTACTCAACGGTACTTACCATTGTCAAGCGCTTAGTCTTCTACCCTTCGATAGCCCTCTGGTGAGTATTCCCGTTGACGGCGAATCCTGTAGAGGCCGGGGTTAAGAAGAATAGGCTCATGTGTGTCAAAGCTACGCTCGTGTACGAGGGGCGTAGGCTTTTCCACCTTCAGAAGAGCATTGAAGGCATCATCTGGATCCGTGAAGTACGAAGTACCCTCACGTTCAATGACATGATGATGTCCTGTCTCACTGTGGGCTACTACATGATTACTGCCCTCAGGGTTTTGCTCTTGGAAGCTCACAGGGATCTCAGTGAGAGCCACCTTGTTCCCTTCGTGTACTGTGTCAACACGGATGATCATCATATCACCCTGTGCTGCCATGTTTTCAAATGTTTTCATTGTTATGCCTTTCTTAGCTAAGAGACCCTTGATACCACAAAGAATCTCTTGGTGTCAATCAAGTCCTGATCTCAGGCATGAGTTCATCAGGGTTCATACCATATGTCCAGGCATTTGCTTCAATGGCTGACTTCATGTTGTTCGGCACTGGCAAGGCAAACTCTCTGCCTGTACCACAGAGAACCCTGAGGAAGCGCTCTTTGCCAATCTCGGGGATATCCACTTCAAGAAGCTCGCCTATCTCAGGGTCAGCATCTCTGTCAATGATCTTGGCTTTAAGCTCTCTGAGCACATTGTACCAGCCCTTGATCTCACAGGCAGACCTGCGCTGTTCAATGTTTTGCCAAGTCAGACACATATGTGGCGTCAAGGCGTCAGGGTTTTCAATCCACTCACCCGGGATACGCACGCCATGCCAGCTATAAACCTTGAAGCCGTCACGGTATTCAATAGCGGGACCATTCTCCGCATGCAAGCGATTCTCATTGTCCATCTTGATAAACAAAGGGCGCTCTTGCAAATACACACAGTCATCAATGGCAGTCCACCAGCCGCACGTTGTTACCACGTCAGCCATCAAGTCAATCTGATCAATGCCCTTGATTCCGAGGACATCCTTGTAGAACTTGTAGAGGGCAACCCATTCAACTTCCATAGAGCCGCACAAGGTATGGGAAAGAAAGGAAGAGGAATCCATGTCTTTGTCATGCCTTTTTCTTACCAAGTCAAAGGCAGCCTTGGGCCCATCACAGTAAAAGAACTTGGGCTTCTTGAACTTGAGGTATTTAAAAAAGGCAAGGAGCGCGGCTTCGGCCTTCTCCCTGTTGATAAGCTCAGTGGAGAGCCCTATGTCAATCCACTTCTTGTTCCACGCAGGGATCAAGTCAAGCTGTTCCTGTGTGAGCTCGGTAATTTTCTGTGTCATCAAGACCTCCTTTAACTGTAGAGACGTTCCAGCTCTGTCATCGGTATAGCATGGTTGGAGATAATGTGTCCACCCTGAATTTTAAGCTCTACAATGCCCCACCACCAGCCTGTCGTAGCCTTGCTCGCATAGTCTTCCACATGCCCCCAAGGCAAGGCACAGCCTACGTTTACGATCTTGACATAGTTCTGAGGGCCTATCTTGGGGGCCCTGTGAGAGCCTTCTTTATGCGTGTGCCCAAAGACAATATCAAATGTGGCGTCATTACCTATCGGTGCCATAGTCTTGCCACCATAAGGTTTACCCATAAGTGTCATAGGGGTATGGATAAAACCAACCCCGCCGATAAACTTGAACTCCCCGTAGGGTGTTTCCTGGATACGGTAGCGCTCCAGTATTCTGCGGTACTCCCCCGCAATCATGCCAAAGATCTCAGGGTTACGGTTTTCAAAGGACTTGATTCTATCCTCGTGATTGCCTTGTGTCTTAAGGCGAGGACCTTTCCATGTAGGACAAGCGCTATAGAGCGCATCCATAGCCTTGTCGTAGCTATCCAGATCCGCCTGTACCGAAGGCTTTAACTTGCCCTCATAGGTTTCATTGCCTGCATAGCTGCAAAGACTATCGAAGGTACAACTATCGCCAATGTCCACCACATAGTCAGGCTGGGTTTCTTCAATGTGCTTGCCTATCCATGTAAAGCGTGACTTGTCCGGCAAGCTGGGACTATCGTGCGAATCTCCGATAACCAGAACCTTCAAGAGAGGGCCTTCCGGGGGCGTCTCTGAGGTAATAGCGCGAACCCTTACAACGGGGCGAGAATTGGGTTGCACTACGGGCGGCAAGGATGCACCTTGGCTGGCAAGGAGACCTTTCTTGCGCATCTCTTTTAAGCGGTACTGGACAGTTCTCTGGCTTACCCCCAAGGCGTCCGCTGTTAAGTCAGAGTCCTGACCACAAGCAATGTAAGCCTCCCTGGTTTGTAACAAGGTTGCTTCTTTGGTCAATTTGCAAACCTCTTCTCTATGGAAGGGAAGATGGTATTGTTCTTGGTGTGCTCTACGATATTCCCGCCGTAGGATCTCTGAGGATCCATAGCATAAAACCTTACCTCCAAGTCAGAGAGTTGCATGTTCTGCAATGTGGCCTCTATGTCTTGCGCTTGGGCCACAAGCTCTCCTGTTGTCCAGAAAGAAAACCTGTCCTTCTTATCATTCGGATTAAAGACTTCTATGTACTTGGGCTTTTCCTTTTGCTTACCCTCTGCAGGCCCTGCCATAACAGTGGTAGCCTTTTGTTCTTCCGGGGGCTCTTCTGCCAAAGAACAGTCATAGCCTATGCACTTGGCTTTGCGGAAACCGAAGTGATGTGCCAGGGAAATAGCGCGCATAGCACTGCTTGTTCCCCCTGCGATGGTAATAGCGGACTTCATGCTACCGCTCTCTACAAGCTCATTGATAGCGCTTGAAGCTGCGTGCCATCCTATGACTTTGTACCCGTGATTCAAAAGATACTGAGTGACACTTGGATGTGTCATGGAGGCAATCAACATGACTGTTTCTCGGGGCGCCGCTGCGTAGAGTTCTTCGCGCACTATGTCATGTGTTGAAGTTCCTTTGATATCACGTGGATCCAGAGCCACACAAAAGTCAGGAACAATCCCTGCCTTTGCAAGTTGAGGCAAGGCATGCTTGATACAGAATATCTTGTGCGTGTCTTCTTGAAGCCCTAAAAAATATTCCTTGGTGAACATGCTTTCTGTAGCGAAGTTCAAGGAATGTCCTGCGGAAAAAAGCCATGCTGTTCCCGGGTTTACTCGGCAAGGTCCAGACCATTCCTTGATCATTTCCATGTTGGCAAGGATGTTGGTCTTGAGTTCGTCTTGATCGACGCAATCAACGGGTTTGATACGAACTGCTTGAGCTGCCATTAGTCTTCCCGCCTGTCTTTGAGTTGCTCTTCTAGCCTTTCAATGCGATCTATCAAAGACGAAATGGCTAACTGAGATACTTGATAGTAGTCGTAGTCCCCCTTTGCATACTGAGTATTCAAACCAAGTCTTTCTAAGTTATTCTTAGCTAAGGCTTTATGCTCTTCTAAACTAAGTATATCCATGCCTTACTCCTTCCAGTGTTCTTCAATCCAGGGATACGCATCCTGGAACTTCTTCATGCTCATATCTCTGCGCATACCGTTGAAACAAATGATGCGGGCGTTCTCGGGAAGTCTGGGTAAGCCTTCGATATTCCAGAAGTCATAGACTCCATCTTCCCAAGACCACCGGGGATGTTTGTCTTCGCCTATGGCTGTGGTTTGCCAGCATTGATCGGAGCCAACATAGTCTGCCTCTCCCAAGTCCAAAGCACGCACCAGACGTATCGTATCCCATACCTGGTTTTCTGCCTCGGCATCCTTCATCCAAAGAGCGCCAGAGTAGCACCGTGGATTCTTGCTATCCCTGTAGCCTACGAAAGGCTCAGGGCGATCAAAGATAGGGGTAACATCGTCAACAAGAAGCATATCCAGATCCACGGAAACAAAGCGCGGTCCAATGATGTCCTTCATTTCCTTGGAGAAAGCCTTGAGGCGGGTGAAGCAACGCCCCCAATCTCGCAAGTCATCCCACATGGGGATAATGCGCACCTTGGAGGCGTCTAGCTCAGAGGCTCTGTCTGTCACAACACAGAACTCATGGGGTATATGAAGATGACGCTTGAACCCTGCGGCTAGCTTATGGACGTGATCAGGGGTCCACTCGAAGAAAGCCGTGTTCTTGGCATTGGGGTTATCCCAGAACCATGTCACGATACGCAGAGGATTGTCCTGAGAAACTTTGTTTCCACTGTAGGTGGTCATAGGTTCTCCTTGTCTTCAATGTAATCAATTTCCTCAGTCATGTTAATGTTCCTCGTTATTGGGGAGATTGGAGGTAATCCACAGGTTACTACAAATTGCTATCCATACCCAAGCAATGGCAAGCTTGCCATAGCCCATCCCTCCAAAGAGTATTGCAGGGGCTGCCCACAAGATAGTGTAGATAAGGAGAGCATTAAGTGCCAAAACCGCTTTCGTTCCTTCAGTCACGTCAGTTCCCTACTCCTATGGTAATTCCACGCAGAACACCTATCCCCATAGGGCGCTTGGCGTCTGCATCAATAAATTCATCTACGCTACGGCTGAGCTTTAGAACACTCCATACATGCGCTGCGCAGGGTTTCTCGAACCAATGCTTTTCTACCTGTTTCTGAATACACCTTGGGTCAATATCATGCAGGGCTACATAAGAGCTCAATGGTGAGTAGTTAGCCAAGTCAGACACCACATAGGAAAAGTCATGGCATCCATCTATGAAGCACAAGTCAAAAGAATGAGGAGGGCAAAGGTCTTTTACCTTGCTGATTACAAGGGGGTCCGTAGAGTCACCTGTTACAAGGTGTATCTTTAGGCTGTTCTCTTTCTCTGCCTTGTCCAGAATCTCTAGCAAGTTTTGGCGAGCAGCTTTGTTATCTCCCAGATCTACAAGAACTACAGTGGCGCCCTTCTTTAAGGCAGGTACCATGTATTCAAAGGATTCACCCGCATAGCTACCAATTTCCAGGTAAGAGCTAAGCGTACCTTTAGGCATCATGGTTCGCATGTGATTGCGTAGACCTGTAATCTCTTTTGGGTTCTGACTTTGTTTATAACTCATGGCCACTGGGTCACACTCTTCTCAGGAAATAATAAGGCTTTCGGGAACGTACTATGAAAGGCTTCCATTCTTTGTTGTCTTCAAGGAACTCTTCTGTGGCTTGTCTTGCGCCTTGCCATGAATAGTAATCGTCTACATAGATAACCCCGTCAAGAGTAACTTGGGGAGCAACGGTCTCAAAGAGATGTCTGGTACTGTCATAGTAGTCTACGTCAAACACAGCGAAAGCTACGCTATCCAAGTTGTCCCTGGTTACAAGGTTTCTGACATCGCCTTTGTGTAAAGAGTAAAGCCCCGTCTCTCCATAGAGCTCCAAGAGAGCCTTTGTGTAGAAGCTTTGGAAGTCCTCTAAGGAATATGCAAGGGTGCCGGGGGGAAGAGGCCCTTGTGTCTTCGCTTCTATCTTGATGTCTTTCTCAGGGTCGCCCTCAGGCAGCCCTTCAAAGGTGTCAAAGAGGTGTAAGGTGGCGGGTGAAGGCTCTCCCAGGATAGTGCAAGCCAAAGGGATCGAAGTAAAACCTTTGTACACACCGAACTCAAAGACATCACCTTTGACATCCCTGTCAAAGATATCTCTGAGTGCCTCTGTAATTACTTTGATCTTCTCTATGAGACCCTCGGGCGCCCCGTTAGGGCGAAGAGCCTCGTATATTTCTCTCGCCCCTACGTGCATAAAACCCCCAGCCAGCCTTTCCTGTTGTCCACTATTTTTTCTGCGTTAAAACCTCGCTCTTCCAAGCGGTCCAGCCACCAGCCCCTTGCCTGAATAATCAAGTGAGCATTGCGCCCATCTGCCAGCCTCTTGTTGGAAGGTTCTGTGGAAATAAGAAGAAAGGCTTTCTTGGTAAAGCAATCTTTGATATCGCTCAGAACAGGTTTGAGGCTATTGGGCTCTACGTGTTCAAGCACATCCATACAGGCGAGATATTCAAAGGGATACCCTTCGCGTTTGGAGGGGTGTTCCTCAAAGGCTTTCAAAGCAGGATCATAGTTAATGACTGTGATGTCACGCTTGGCAAGCTCTCTGTGCAGCGATGCTTTACCGCAGCCATAGTCCAGCAATGTATCCCCGGCCTTGAGACTCAGAGATGACACTACGTTATCTGCTTGCTTGTGAGCCTTGGAGCCGAACAAAGGATTCCTTGAATGAAGGTCCGAGTTCAGGTCCTTGTATTCATCGGAGATGAGCTGTGTTTTCATTCGAGCCCTTCCCGTAGGGCTGCCCTTTCAACTCTTGGGCTGCTCCTTCTCACCTTATGGAAGATCATTTCTGCAAGGGTAGCCCCACGGGAAATAACCAAACTCGCTGGCTCTCTGCCATGAACACCTGCCGCGCTCCATACTATGTTTTCTCTCAGCCTGTTCCACTGTCTCCTAATAGTCAAAGCACATTCCTCATAGTCCCATCAGGCATCACAATGTTCCCGCCGTCAGTCAAGCGTATCTCAGGATCATCCTGGACATTCTTGACTCCTGTAAAGTCTGCTTTGAAGATGCCGTTGAGTTTAGAAGGGTCCATAAAGAACCCCTTCATCTTTCTCTCAGCACCTTTCAAGTGGGCAAGCTGCGGGGGTAAAGTGCTGGCATCAAAGGGGTGGGCAGCAGAGGACATCATGTTAAGGTTCTTCAGCCTCAGCTTATCCTTGAAATCCTTGAAGGCTACTGTAAAGAGATAAGCGTCATGCCATTCATTGTGATCAAAGATTCGCCCGGATGTATACAAGTCGTACACGTCCTTAACGAGGGGGATTGCCTCGGGAACCTTGAGGGCTACAAAGCCTGTATCCCAGGTATTCCAGGGAGCGCCTCTTACAAGGGTTGATACGTCAGCCCCGTCAGTCCAGCGTTCCAAGTCATCCATAGTAATTTCTTTTATAGAGACCACGTCAGCGTCTACCCATACCACGTATCCCTCAGTGTGCTTGCCTATCTCTTGGTAAAGTGCGCAGACCTTGTTCCAGAAAGGAAGGAAGTTAAAACGAAACTGGTGCCCTGGCTCTACCTTAGGTACCTTGGTACGCTTGTATTTCTGCCGGAAATATTGATAGTCACCTACAGCATTCAGGTCTTCAAAGCGCACATCGGGTAGCTCTTCTTCCCATACTGAGGAATACTCCCCGTTATACCAGGCAGACATAGTAACCTCTTTGGGCAAATGCTTGCGCACTGAGGGCACTGTGTTGCTGGCGTAGTTTTTCCACAGCTTATCCGAGAAGGAAGTTACTACGTGGTATTTAGTCATTACAAAGTAACTCCTTATACCTTTCTTTCTCTATACGATCTAACCCCGTGTGTTTTGCTAAGATAGTATTAATATAAGGAAAACCTAATCTTTCACTTTTGAAGTGGTCTAAGACTCTTTCGATAGCTTTGCCTCGATCTGTCGTTCTGACATAGTACCCATAGTCATAGCCTTGGGGTTTGAACACAGAGATATTAACTTGTGTTACTGTGTTAGTCATAGAAGCCTCTCTCAAGTTCTAGCTCGTTAATCTTGCGTCGATAGGCGTTATAGATAGCGGCATACCTTGTGTACTCATAGCCCGGAATAGAGGGCACCCCTTCTGTCCAGTGGATCGCTCCAATGTTCTCAGGTGCAATGCGTTCTTCAGAATGATCAGGGATAAAGTTCCAGCGTTCGCTCAAGTTACCGATCAAAGGATTGCCCTTGGCATCCTTGGGCAGCCATTGGAATGTATGCAGGTCTCTGCCAGACATGGTATTGGCCTTCTCTTTATCCAAGTCCATAGGACGTGATAAGTCAAAGAGCATCAAGGAAGACCATAGCTTCATCTGGTATTGCGCTTGATCCTGGTTATCCATTTTGACAGTGTGCGCCGGGCTGTAGCTATGCTTAACACAATATACTGGATACCCGGGGGACTGTGCAGCTTCCCATAGAATCTTGTAGGGATCATCCAGAAAGACAAAATCCGAATCAACAAATAAAGCGGCATCGTTAACAGAGAGCCCAAGATGGTCACAAAACGCGGGGACAAGAAAACGAGAGTGCGCAAACTGCGTAGAGAAAGGGCGCCCGTCAGACTTGTCCACAGAGCGCCCCGTATCTCCTTCCACTTCCCAGCCTCTGTTAAAGAGACCAAGTTTTCTGAGCAGCCTATGGTCCAGTTTGTAGATGGATATAGGTCGCGAAGCTTGTTCACGGATCGACTCAGCACATATTTTCCATGCGGTGTCTTGGCGCTCGTCGTAGCCAAGGAAACAGTGTAAGTTTGAATCATCTTTCATCTCTTAGTTGGTCCATTATCGTCCTCCGACAGGGCTGTACACCTTTGTGCAAATTCCCCAGCATCATAAATAAGCTGTAGTGCATTGTCTTTGGTGAGCGTGTTTTCACCATCTTGTTAACCATGTTTTCCCATTCTGTGACAATCATATCTCTTCACCGTAAGTAAGCTTGGCTTCTAGTTCCACATAATGCTTGGCTTTCCTCAGATCTTCTATCTGTCCCTTTTTCTTATGCCGTGTAATGTACTTGACTACTGCGTGTTCACAGATACTCAAGCTATTTGCATAACCATACTCCAGGGGTTGTATATTGCAATCCTTGTAGTGATCCCCTCCCACCTGTTTGCCCAAAGATCCGCCTTGGTATTTCTCAGGGCACCAAGCTTCGTGCCCATTGGCTTGGGAACACTTCTCGCACTTAGTCATCTTCGGCTACCTTAAACATTTCATCCAGAGAAAGCTTGGCGTTTGTTACGACTGCCAACAGGGATAGCAAGTGAGCTTCTACGTCTTCCAGCTTTCCTATGTTTTCTTGCATCTCACTCTTGGTTGGCTCTGTGTTTAAAAAAGCCATGTACTGAGTCAAGACAGCTACTAGATCAGTTGCCTCGCTATACATTGAAGTTGCACGCACGGAAGACTTCATGTTATTTCGCAGAATCCCGCCGCGCAGCTAAGCTCCTGGCTGCCCACTGTAGTATCTTCCTTCTCGTATTCTTGAAGACCATCCCAGTTAACTTTCTTTGGCATCTTCCCAAGTAACTCCTTGTATTCGTCTTCTGTGATTTCCTCATAAGGCGCTTGTTTATACGTGTGCTCTTCAAAGGGCAAGAAGGACACACCAGAGATATGGTCAAAGTTCTCGTAAACCCAAGCCCCTACCTGTAACCACTCTGACTCGTGCACTGAGATAGTGGCGCTGGGCTTATGTTCACACCAATAAACCTGGTATGCCTTCCATAGTTCCAAGTGATCCGTAGCGTTGATTTGGTTTCGCGTCAAGGAAGACTTGGGGGAAGACATTGGAAAATCAAAGACTACGCTATGTGAATTGAAGAGATCGTCTTCCTGTGGAAACCCTTGGTCAATCATGAATTTAGTGAGGGGATCTTTCTTGTCCCCCCGCACCCTGCGAATGTACCAAGGGGCATGTCTGGGGTGAATGCCAGATGCGGAGTCTACTAGCTGAGACACAGTACCACTTGGTTTAACGCAAGTAATCGCAGCGCTCTCTTCTATGCCCAGCTTCTTGGCAAACTCCTTGTTTGTCTCTACGGCTTTTTCTTTGAGGGCCAGCATGCAATCCTTGGCATCAAGGCTAGCCATCTGAGCATTGTCCAGAATGCCTGTCATGGATACACCCAGAAGACGCTCTTCTTCTGTGTTCTTTGTCCAGATTTTACGCAGATACTTGAAGTCACTCAGCGTGCTTTGAAATGTTCCCAGGATTGTGGCAAGGCGTACTTTGCGTTCAAGGTCTTCTGGATTATCCTTGGGGCGCACTACTACCTCAGTCAAGTTACAGAACTGGTAGGGCCTAAGACTGATCTCCGAGCAGGGATTGCACCCGAAGGGGTGGTCAGGTTCACGCCTCGCTACGTTAGCCCTTAGATGTTTCTTGACTGAATCTCTGTTGAAGATACCACGCTCGCCACTCTTGGAATTGTACAAGGAATGCCACTCGTCAAAGAAGAGGGACATATCAGGCTTGCGTGTGTAGACCGCAGAGTTATTCGAGAGAGATCTTTGCGGCTCTGTGCGCCACCACTCGCCTGTCTTGGCATCCCTTAGGCGAATGTCCTTGATGTCACTCAGGGAGATCAAGGCTGAGCGCCGGACCCCACCTACGACTACCACCTCGCCAATCTTGCAGCAGACGTCATGGCATTCCAAAGAAGTTAGCTGGCGTCCTTGTGCGCCCTTAAAGATACTGACTGCGAACTTAAGCAAGTCATCCAGAGGGTCTGGACCAGAGGACCGTCCCCCAAACGTAACAAGACGTGCGCCCGCAGGTCTTAGCTTACTCAAGTCCCAGCTAGGAATTTGCCCTGCGTACAGTAAAGAAATAAGCTGGCGTAAAGCTTTGGCCCACCCTTGCTTGCTATCATCAACCATTATTGTGGTTTCACAAGTCTCAAGAACTTCATTGACTTCAGGAAGCTTCTTTACGTTTTCTTCTTCAACAGAAAAGCCAACCCCTGTGCCACACATGAGGATATACAAGAGTTCATCGAAAGCTCTGGGATGATCAATGGGTAAATAGGAACAGTTGAAGCCTGCAACATTACAACGCTTCAGAGCAGGTCCTGCGGTCATCAGAGCTCGCATGCTAGGCATGATCTCCAAGTCATACACAGCCTCTCTCAGGTCTTGCCGCAAAGCCTTGGGTATCTTGTAAGAATACTTTTCTTCCAGGTGCTCCCCCATGAAAAGGAAGTAGCGATCTACTGTTTCTGCCCATGTCTCTCTGCGCTTCTCTTTGGAAAGCCATCGGGCATATCTGGATAATCCAATGAAACGCGAATACTCAGGGTTACTGAGGTTATCAAAAGGGTCCATGCAATACCCCTTAGTGCTTTACGGATTCATCAGCATTGAACAACTCAAGGTTATCTTCTGCAATAGACTTGTGGAGTGCCAAGCGGATAGCCTGTGCTTGCCAGAATTGGTGCAGGCAATTATTACAAACGTCCACCATGTATTTAAGTTTCTCGTCCCACTCTTGATCTAGCGGCTGTGCCTTCATCTGTGCAATGCCCTGTAAAATTGCCCCCGCACCCTTGAACACATCTATCTCTACAATCTGAATAGCGGGGTTTAGCCCCTCCAGGTGCTCAGCAAGCTCGTCTTCTTTAGTCATTAGTATTCTCCTTTCAGGAAAACCAAAGCCTCTTCTTCGCTAGGGATGGATTGGAGTGCTTGGTATTCTTCGTTTGCAAGTTCTTTAAGCTGCCCGCGCTCTTTGTTGTAGGCCAATCGCGTAGCAATTCCGGTTTCACCAGAGAGGCGGGACTTCAAGACACGCAGGGTGGTTACGAGGCGCAAAGCACGGTTATCATGCTGACCATCGCGCTCCAGACCTAACACTGTATCAGATAGTTGGTAGATGCTGCCAGCGCCCCGGGCATGGCTAAGGCGTACCCTACCTCCTTCCTCGTGAGGCGTGCCATCCTTGCCCCCGCTTTTGGTTACGTGGCTAATAGCAATACAGATAAACTCCAATTCATTCACCAAGGTTCTCAGCCCTGTCATGAATTGGTCAATAGCTTTTCTTTCGTCCACATGCGTGCCGCCGGACAGGACAATAGAAATATGATCAAGCAAAATTACCTTCGCGCCAAAGTTGGCTACCATGTAACGTATTGTATCCAGCACGGATTCAATGGTATTAGAGCCCCAGTGATCCCACAGTACCCACCTGTCATTGTCCAGCACCTCACCCCATGCCTTGTCCACTTGATCCGTAGGAGTTGCTTCGAAGATATCGGGGAGCGCCAGGTTCACCCCCATGTGCATCCCTGTGAGAATCTTGACTGTCTTCTTTTTATTCTCTTCGAAGAACAAGCAGCCAAGTTTGAGATCTGTGGTCTTGTAAAAGTGAAGCCCTAAATCTTTCATGACTGTGCTCTTACCAAGGCCGCTGCCTGACAGGATGGTTATAAGCTCGCCTGCGTTGGAGGCGCCGTAGATCATCTCGTTCAGGCCATCATATGGGTAAGAGAAAAATTCCTCTGGGTCTTCGTGTAAAAACTTGAGCGTGTCTCGCCCAAGGACCAAGCCTTGCCTTACTACAGACTTGGCAATGGATACGGCGAAGTTAAATTCGTCTATCTTGCCCTTTGTTAAATAGTCATTGGCATCCTTGAGACCGTCCTCAAGCTGGACAATGCGTATCTTCGAAGGAGGGAAGCTCTGGGAAAATCTCTTGGCCGCTTTTTGTCCCGCTGCGTCAGCGTCAAAGCAGATATAGATAACCTCAAACTTATCCAGGTACTCTTTCTGGAAATCGTTAAGGCGAGTGTCCTTAGCACCATTCTTGAGGGAGACAACGGGCATCTTGCGTTTCAGCATCTGCCAGGCGCTCATGGCGTCCAGCTCACCCTCGGTTATCATTAGCCACTTGGACGGCCTGAAAGAAGCAGTCTGCCCAAAGAACCCTGCATCTCTTGGTGCTTCATGGAAAGTCTTGGTCCACTTGAAAGTCTTGTTCGGGCTTCGGGTTTTCAGAGCCACCAGGTCAACATTGGAGTTGCCTTCGGCATCCTTGGTCATTCCATAGAGACGAAAGCGCAGACACTCCCTGACAGCATCTACCTCATAAAGCTTCAAAGTGCTTGGGGCAATCCCGCGTGTAGCGTGGGTGATCGTAGAAGGGCTCCAGGAAGGCAGGGATTCTACAAGAGTGCCATTGCCTTCAAGGGGCCTGATCTTTCCTCTGTTTTCTTTGATGTATTCCTCTGCTTCCGCCTTGGTAAATTCCTTGGTACAGCCATTAGAATAGCAGATACCATAGTAACGCTCTGCATTATCCTTGTCTTGGTAGATAGATGCAGCATCAGAAGATGTACACCCCCAGCAAGGCAAGTGTTCCGAGAGAGGCTTCCCATAGGATCTAGTCACTGAGGCCCTCAGCTTCTGCAATGGCATATCCAAGCATTGCTGGTATTTGAGGAACTACTGCGTTTCCGAGGGCTTTAAGTTTGGAAACCCTGTCAGGTATTCCTTTGGCAACCCGTCCAATTCCGGGTTCTGGTAGCCATCCAGATCGAGCCAATCCAGCGGGAACCCCATTAGCCACTCTACCCACGTCGGGTTCAGGGAGCCAGTGCCTTTCTCCGCTGCAAAGTCCAGCCTGTCTCGTTCCCTGGACTTCCCTGACTTTCGCACCATCGCATTCTTGCTGCTGCCCTTGTACATTGTCGCTGTCGGCGTCGGCCAGAGGCTCCGCGCTACTTCGCTCTCCAAGTTTGGAAACTTGTCGTTTACTCTGTTCTGACTGTTCTCCGCTGCCATAGCCGTGCAACTGCGGGGTGTCGGCCAAAGTTTTACCTGAGCGCTTAGTTTCGGTTCCCCCCGGCTGTTGTACTCCCCCCTCTCTCTGTTTGCTGCATCGTCCGCTAAGGGTGTTTGCCACAACCCAAACTCTGTCTCGTCTATGCGGGGCGTCAACGGCGCAAGCTGGAATAACAAATGCCCTTGCTTCGTAGTCTTTGCTTTCCAAGTCAGAAAGCACTTCGTCGAGCCCCATATTGATGTGCCCAGCAACATTCTCTCCAATGACCCAAGTGGGCCTGAACTTTTTGATGCAATCAAACATTGCTGGCCAGAGGTGACGGTCATCATCCGCGCCTTGTCGCTTCCCGGCGTGACTGAAAGGCTGGCAAGGGTATCCGCCGCAAATAAGTTCAACTGCTTCGCCATTATATTTCTCCGTGAGCGTTCTTACGTCTTCGTAAAGAGGTACATCCGGCCAGTGTTTCTTGAGAACCTTCTGACAAAAGGGCTCTATTTCACAGAAGGCCGCTGTCTCGAAAAAACCAGTGCTTTCAAGGCCCAAAGAGAAACCTCCGATCCCTGAGAACAAGTCTAACACTTTGAGCTTTCTTTGGGTCATAGCTTTTGCAGCTCCCTCTTGTAATGAGAGAACTCCTGGAAGAGTGCCTTGCCTGCCGTGTGAGATAACTTGGCTCTCTCCTCCAGCGCTATGGCTTTCCACAGGATATTACAAATCTGGTGAAGGAGGTGCACCTTGCGCTGTGCTTGCCGCGAAGAGTTATAGAGTAGACTTGCAAGCCTCTCTTCGTAGTGCATAGCTGTTTTTTCAAGGATATGAGGCGGGGTCTTTTTGAAAGTTTGTCTTAGGGACACTGTTGATTCACCTTAGTTTTGATTACCAAGGAAGGCTACTCTTATTCGGGTATATCCTCAACAGGAACTTGGGGAGACTTACCCATCACTCACCACCTTTCATTTGTGCTGCGAGGTCGCAAAACTCTCGCTTGGCTATGTTCAATTCTGGGATTGTCTTAGCCGCCGCCATCCTCTCTGCTACTGTGTAGAGAGCGTCTTCGGTGGGTCGGGTGTTCCATAGATCGACGGTATCCGCACTTGCTCCACAGTTGTTACACGCGGGGCCTTGCCTGATGTTCCCGCCTTCCTGGTCGGATGACATCCATCCTTCCGGGTCAATGTCCGCGCTCTTACAAAACGGACACATCTTCAGTTTTACTTCACTCATGTCGTTTCCTTTCATGCTGGGCGTCCATGTAAAAACGCTTCGCCATTCAAGTTGATTGAAAACAGCGGAACAATGTCCGGGTCAGGCACATCATCCATGACTTCGATAGCGCGTTGATCCAGCACCTTGTTGCCTTCGTCTGTGCGGACAACGCATACGGCGTGGATCACATCGTTCAGCTTGTCGTGGTAAACCGTTATGAATATATCGGCGGGGTCTATTCCCAGTGCGCTGTGTGCAAGTGATGCGTAGGCCATGGCAAAACCCTCGCAATCAGCCTCCGCATAATCCTTCGAAGGCGCACACAAAACGAAGGGGGGCTTGGGCCAGTTGTTGTTGGCCCGCGCTGAATAATCTATCTTTGCCCAGATATACGCATGGACCTGCCGCAACGCATTGACCGGGACACGGCGGAGGCACCAATCCCAATCTCGCCAAGCCAGCACAGCCTCACGACAATGCGCGTATTCCTCGGGCAGGTTCCATTCAGCACTTGGGTATCCGTAGATTGTGGGGGTGTTAGTCATTGGATTAGCTTCGCTCCCTTGGCAGCGGTGGCGATCAATTCGCGGTAATATGTGCAAGCAGACTGGAGGTCCTCAATCTCTGCCCGCTGTTTTTCTATGAGGTCTGCGGCTTCGTGCAGCTCATAATGCGGCCAAGGAATTTTCGCATTGGGGTGGCCCACACATCGCGCCCGCAACCGCTTCACAATGTCAGTATCGTTGGTCATGCAATCACCCATGAAAAAATAATGAGAAACGAGAAGGTGCCGAGAACGCCACAGAAACACCCGCAAACAAATGCGGCAGACTCGCTGGTAAATTCATCATTCATCTTGTCGGTCCTTCCACTATGCTGTGCGTCCATGTAAAAACGCTTCGACCTTTCCCAATGTCAGTATCATTGGTCATTGGATCTTACCTTTGTGTTTCTGCCGCCTGGGAATTACCCTGGTCTTATTCTTGAATACCTTGTGGCCAAGCTTTCTCAGGATAGCCACAGGTCTTCTAGTCTTCCGTGTCGCCTTGCGCTCTTTGAATGTCTTCTTCTTCACAGCGATCACCTAGCTGTACCTCTGCAATAACCAGGGGTTCCGTAGAGGACAAGTTGGATACCGTATGCCACTCAGTCGGGATAATAACAATCTGAGCTCCCGATGCATAAGAAACTCCACGCATTTCCTCAGGTGTATCTCCTGAGGATACCAAAGCATTTCCATGCACAATAGTCCAGTACTCGGATCTGTGTTCATGTTTTTGTATCGAGATTGCCTTGCCCGGATCAAGTACCAGAGTTTTCAAGACGTGGTTAGGAGTGCGCAAGGCATCTACATAATAGCCCCAAGGCTTCCTTACGTAGTCCTTACAGAAACCCTCAGGCATCTTCGGAGTTAGGCCCAAGTTATCCATGATGTGATTACCTCCATATGTGCCTCCTTTTAAAGTGCTCCCGAGAGAAATGCAGGGGATCTCTCGGGAGCGTCCTTAACAGGCTGGAGGAGAACCTGCCAAGGGGCTAGGCTTAACCGTGGATTTAGCCTAGAAGGAGAAAACTAAAAATAAATATAACCAAAGAAATCACTGGGTCAACCTCCTGCCCCCTTGTGCGGCCAGAACGGGTTATGGCACGGGCCAACATCGCAATTACAGTGTTCGGGGTAGCAGGGAACATAATTTTCATCACGGCCCGTTACCTGCCTGACAAGATAATCGGCAGAATAATTACCAACATATTTTTGAAGTGCCCGCCCCTCGCCGGTTAACCACCCATAGCGGGGTGAAGTGCCATACTCCAGAATATCGGCGTGGCAGAGCGTGTTGATAAGGAGCCAAGCGGGGGATGCACCACAGGCACTCTCAAGAAGTTTGTAATCGTAGGTTCCTTTTGGCGGGGTTGCCGCAAGGAAGCCCTTGAGCACCGGGATGATGTGTTCCTCGGCCGATCCATAACCATAGCCGAAAACGTGGCTTTCCCAATCCGCGAAATAGTCGTCGTCTGTTTTGTTCACTCTCCTGCCCCCTCCGGTGGTTGGGGGAGTTGCCAATGGGTAGGGTTCTTGACTTCAACATCAACCGGCCCATCACAATCTCTCTCTGCGTTCATTTGGCACCAGCAATATTCTTTTGAACTTGAATAGGTAGGGCGCACCCACATGCAATCAGCGTATCGTTCACCACTAGCCCATAAATCAACAACCGTAATGTGATCCCTCGGCGCTGTCTCGATAGGTTGCCAAGGGGAAGCGCGGGTGTTCCATTTTTCAGGGCTATGGCCCGCCCCACAGTCTGTGCAATAGACCTCGTATATCCCGTAGCCTTCCCATTGTTTGCGCTGTAAATCACGCTTGGGTGTTCCCCCCCCAAAACGGACACGGCTTTAGTTCCTCAGTCATTGGCTATCTCCAATAAAACATCTGCATGGCAGGGCTGATCGAGCGGACACCAGCAAGCAAGGTTCTTACCGCGCAGGAATGTGCCCGCTGTCGGGCGGTCAAAATAAACCCCAAATTTGTTCCGGTGCCTATTCGCGTCGGAGAGCGCGGCTCGCGGGACGAGCGGCATCATTAGTTTGTCCTCAGTCAGTAAACGGAAAAACTCGACCGCACGAACCCTGCCCCATTTAAAATGGTCAAACGGGTTTCCCCATTTAGACGGGCGCCCGACATAGATGGTATTAGGAGGCATCTTCCAGCCCTTAGTGCGCTTGCGCTGAATGCGTTTCGGCTTGTCCATCACTCGTCCCCCTTGGGTGGTTGGGGTAGCAGCTGCCAATGAGTGACATCATCAACCCAATGGGGGCGGGGCTCTGCGATAAGGTCATCCGCTCTGATTTTTGCAACCTCTTTCTGTTTCGAGCGCCATACCAAAATTAGCGTCCCATCTCTCGGCGCTGTCTCGATAGGCTGCCAAGGGGAGGGGCGGGTGTTTTCCAACGCCTTTTCCAATGCCGCTCGCTTAACGTAGTCGCTCACAGCGTCCCACTGTTCAAGCACAAGGGAAGGGATAAGGTTTTCGTGATTTAGTTCCTCAGTCATTTGGTTTCTCTTAGAAGGCAATACAGTGAAACACTATGCCATCCCAGCATCCATCCACCCGCTGCGCCTGCCCAGACGGTGAACAAGGTTGCTCCTGGGGTTATCGTGACACCCACAATAAGGCCAAGACCTAGAACAATAAGGCCAAGACCTAGAACAACGGATACCGCCGCATACACAATGTCCCAAAAGCTAGACATGACTTGTCCTCCTTAGATAGTCTTCGAGAATACTACGCGAACTATTAGCCTTCCCAGTCTGCAAGAAACGTGGGGTAATGTCCAGCCTTTTCAAGGCATCTCTTTCTGCAACAGGGATATCCTTAAGACACATTCTATCCCCGCCGTTAACAAAGATCATCACCTGGTCAGGTCCATACATATCCCTTACGTTCTCCAGGAAGTCCACGGCGTGTCCCTGAGAATCCTCAAAGGCAAGTACTCTGCTTACCGTTGCAATCGCCTCCAGGATTATCTTGCGCTCTTCCCAAGGTAGAAACCATGTTTGCTCAGGGCGATCCTTGCGCTTCTCGTAAAGCCAGGCATCCGAGTTAAGACCTACGACAACCTTAGAGCCAATGCTGAGCAATTCTATGTGCCCAGAATGCAAGGGGTCAAATCCCCCTGTGACTAAGTAGAGCGGGGTCATAACTCACCTCCCTGTTCTTTCTGGAATTGGCGGAAGGCTTCCCACGACTCATAAAATCTGTTGATGCGGTCAGCGACAGGCCCGCCCTTATTGTCATTCAGTAAGCGTAAATCAGCCTCTATGCGTATTCCCGTATCCGCCATTCTCTCAGCTATCTCGTAGAGGGCGTCGTAGTTGTTGACGCAATGGACAATATGGCGGGTATCATGCTCGGCGTTGGTCTCAAAAAGTTCCGCAATTGGTCCTGCCTTACCCCCCCGAGAAATGACCCCAATATCGTCGTTAATTGCGTAGCTCCAAGGCCGCGCTGTTGCTTTATCGGTCATTGGTGTTCTCCCTTGCCGTTAAGTTGGGCTTGGAAGGTGTCAATGATTGAATCATATTCCATATCGCCCACCTGACCGTTATTTATCATTGATGCTGTTTGCTCTCTCGGCATAAGGACAAGGCCCATGTCTTCGAGGGCTTTCTCAATCCAATCAACTTGCTTCCAAGTGATATCTCCCGCCTTCGCTAAGACGTTCCGTACATCTTCCCGCGTCAGTTCTTCAACTGGCTTTGTCATCATTCTTCTCCCGTTCAATAAGTGCATTCACAGTGGCGAGGAGGATGGCGATGGGTTCGGATTGGTGTTCGCCGTCATAATGCACGCCAGCGGTTCGTGTGGTCTTTTCATGCGGCGGGTATAGGCGGCACAGGAATTTATCTGTATAACCAGCCCACGGAGCGCCTATTCGCGACCCATCGTTGATACGGGCATAGCCCGGCAGCACCGCGTTCGTCAGGGCTATGGCAGCGTCTAGGGAGGCGGTGTAGCGGGGAACCTCAAGAAGCGAATACCCGCCATCGGCATGGTGTGGCTGCAACACCAACATTATTGCTTCATCAAGCCCGCTATCCGGTCCAGTAGCCTTCGTCAGCCGCTCTTTCAGTTCTTCAAGCTGTTCGAGGGTCATTACCAACAAAGCTCCATCCCGAAAAGTAGTCGCAGAAAAATGAACGCATAGCCAAACAGCATCGGCATAAAGACAAACACAAAAACAATAATTGCTTGCATCTTGCCCACTCGCCTCCCTTATATCTGCTCTGCAATTTGCGCAGCGATGTCCGCAGTAATGGGGTCATTCCAGGCAAACCTGCGAATTGCCATCTTACCCTCGGGGTTTCTTAGAACCTCCTGAATGTAAGCATCTTCAATTTCAAGGGTGTTGTTGTGAGTGGTGACATGGAAAGACACAGTAGCGTCTTCGATATCTACATCAATGATATGGAAATCTACAGGTTGTCGCATTGCTTGGGTCCTCCTTAGCTTTAGCGATGTATCCTTAGTATGCCTAGATTACCTTAGTGTCAAGAAGCTTTTCCATTTGATCTACTATGAACTCTTGGGGATCCCCATCCCGTGCCTTGGCTGTGCCATAGGGCATATCCCCTGTAGCCAGGTAATACTGGTAGAGTTCATCAGCTACGTCAGGGTGATCGCAGGTCTCGGTAAAGTCAGCGGCGCCATTAAGCAAGTCAGCGACAAGCTCGTAGCCTAGCCAATGCTCGACAATATCCAAAGGACCTTCTACGGTCACAGCGTTTATACGCTTGTCAGCAGTTCTGCGGTATATCTGAGTCATGCTCGTCTCCCAGGGTTCCAATGATAAGCCATTCATCCCCAGCCAACGCCAGCCAGGTAAGGTAACAAATACTTGTAGATAAGAGCAAAGGAGGTGCCACAAGGACTATTCCCAGAATACAAAACCATGTCCACATCAAGTCATGTTGATTCATGTTCATTCCGGCACCCTTGGTTATTCTAAGGAACCTTATAAGGACTCTAAGAAATTCCTTGGTAAAACTAGACTAAGCCTGATTATTCTTAGGATACCTTAGGATCCCTAGAGTACCCCTAGACATTCCTTTGACTCTACGAGGCTTATTCCTTTTTTCTTATTCCCTTTATTCTAAGCCCTCTTTAATCAAAGGCATTCCTAGGTACTACCTAGGATAAATTCACTTGTCAAGAAAAAGTAGGGGAAAGAAAGAGGACAATAAAATCAGGTACATTACCTGTGTCTGTCCCTTTATCAATTTCCTGCGTTAAGTCTGCCAGACTTAAAAAAAAACCCCTCAGAAGATCCTGAGATCCAATCTGAGGGGTTACTAAGCTTGGGAAAGCTTAGGACTTATGCTGCGTGGTCAAGCCCCATCTTTTCCAAGGTAAGGGTTGCAACAGCCTGTTTAAGAAGCTGGTTTTCACGCTCCAGCTCTTTGAGCCCGCCCTTCTCCGGCTTGCTGGACTGTCCTTTAGTGAAGTCCTTGCGCCAGCGATAATAGGTATGCTCCGACACACCTAGTTGCTGGATTACCTTGGAAGCTGCGTAGCCTCTGCCAAGCATAGCATCAGCTTGCTTCAGCTTTTCCAATATTTCTTCCCGATTGTGCCGTTTCATTGTGACACTCCTTTACGTTTTACAAGGTTGAACAGGAGCCCGGAAGCTGGCAATCTTTTTACTTCTTGCTTATTGCTCATTATTCTTGGCTGTCTTTTGACCCCACCAAGATACCTAAGCTCCTGAGCCTAATTTAGGCATAGCTGATATTTTGTCAAGAAAAAAAATACAAAGATTCCAGGGAACATCACCAGAGTTACGCTCAGGGCTAAAAGGAGGCCCTGAGAAGCGTCAGGAGTGGGATCCTCTAGCCTTTTCAAGTGCGTTGTTCGTAAAACAGAGAAGGCCCTCAGCAAGCGTCTGAGAGCCTCTCATAACCTATACATAGGTATAGTTGTAGGTCTAGTTAAGACCTGCTGCAAGTAGCATCATGGGGGCAATCCCAAGGGCTGTAATGATAACTGCCAAGTCTATGATTTTGAATAACATGGTAAATCTCCTTCAACCCCAATGTAATACAGGCTATCCCGCAGTGCAATATTCATAGGGGTATGCTAGATATGCTTGAAAAGCATAGGAAACAAGGAAAATTAGCCGTTACCTGAAACCTGAAGCCACGCAACAAAGGATGTCCATATTGCAAGTGCGCCGCCGCCTAGCCATACCAGGAACTTCACAGTATTTTTACCCGTGTTAACTTCTTCGCGGAGACGGTGTGTCTCTTTAAGAGCCTGGTCAGCCTTTTCTCCATTGTCTTTCATCTCCGCATGTACTACGTTTAATTGAGAGGTCACCTCTGCGTGATTCTCTACAATTTTTTTGTAAAGGGTTATGTGCGATACGGTATCATCGTCCATTGCAGTACCCTAACCTGGAGGAAAAAACATGAGAGAGTGGAATTACTATGTTGCCATAGGAATTGCCTTGTTGGTCATTGTTTACTTTGGCCTTTGGGGCGCTGTGGGCATTATCGCAGTATGCTTGGCGATTCAATATATTCATCATGCTAAAACAGGGCGTTGGATAGAGTAACCCCTAGTCCTCTTCAGGGGGCTCTGTTACTTCGGTGCCTACCAAAGCACCAAGCCCTGCTGCACCCGTTACAAATAGAGGTGCGTTGTAAAAATCAAAGTCACGCACAGGGCGCAAAGCCTGACGCACAGCTTGTCTTCCTGCTAATTCTGCAGTAGGTCTTGCTGTTTGCTGGGTAAGAAGGCGAGCACCTGAGACCGTTCCAATAGCGTTCCACAGAGCCCAACCTGATCTCGCAATGACACCACCAGAGCCAGAGCGATTTCTTAGATTAGCGGGTGTAGTATCTCCCACTATATCTCTAAGCGTATTCCTGTAATTCCTGAAACGACTGAGTTCTGCAGGCGTAAAGAGCTCTTCAAGGTATTCAGGATTACGAGAAAGCTCACTGTCAATTCTACGCAGGATCGTGTGATAGCCAGCCCTTGCTTCGTTAAGGCTTGCATCCGTAGGATTAAGCAGGGCTTGGCGTGCTGTAGGATTGTCTCCAAAGAGAAGACGTGCTGCCACAGCCTCACGCGTAACTTGAAACTGATCAGGGAAGTTTGATTTAAGATGCCTTACCATTCCCAAAGAAAGGTCATTGCGGCCAACGCGCCCGTTACCCATGATCCAATTAGCAACCTGATTAGCAGAGCGTTCATCGCGGACAATTCTGTCCATTGTTTGTCCCACACGAGACGGCATGGATCCTGTCCGTCCTCTGGGCTCAAACAAGCGTCCCATCTCTGCTCTGGCACCCCTTGCCGCAGCATAGGTTTCAAAGAACTCAGGGGGCGAATCAAAGAGTTGGGCTTCCACAGCATCATCCAGCCATGTATCAAGACCGTCTAGAACACGCCTTGCTCCCGCAGCATCTGTAGGTGTTCCTGTTCTGCTAGCGTTTTCAATACGCTGTCTGAGCAACCTGCGCACTCTATCGAAGTCTCTTGAGTATTCAAGAATGTCCCCGCCTGCCATGCGCTGTGCCAAGCTGTCTACATCGTTAAGAGCATTGATTGTCTGAGGGGTAAGATCGCGGTCAATTACAATACCGCTTTGATCCATAGACCCTATGATACCCTCTCTAAGATTGTCTAAAGAATCGCCTGTAAATTCGACATCCCCAAAGCTTCTGGTCTGGTCATAGAGTTCCCCCACCGCCGCACGTTGCTGTTCAAAGGAGCTGGATAAGTCATCGCGAATAACAGTCCCTGCTTGAGCTTCTGGCGTATCCAGAGAATCAATATCCAGAACGTTTCCAAATTCATCCCTCTCGCCTCTTGCCAGCCTTGCAACATTGCGTGCCTGGCGTAGGTCATGCGCTCGCACATCCGCAGCGGCGCCGGAACCATATGAACCTCCCCTGGCATCGTCAAGAGTAGACATAAGGGCAGGATCTTGCGTAGCTTGGGCTCTGTTAAGAGGCACGCCTTGCTCGCGTGCTCTTGCCACACGCGCTGCGGCCTCAGGAGGCAAGGCTGTTTCTTCGCCAAGGGCACCGCGTACTCGCCGTCCTGCCTCACCTACAGTCCTGCCTGCTCTGTGTGCCGCTGAACCTTGAGGACCCATAGGGGCTGTCCTGGGACTAGGTAAGGGACGCCTGCCGCGCATAGAACGAGCAAGCCCTCCTACAAAAGGCGCCAAGGCTTCCCCTGCACCACCAGCGCCCGCAGCTAAAGCCATGCGTCCTGCATCTATACCCTGCTCTGAGCCTTGCCCCATTGCGGCCACATCTTGCGTCAGGCTTGTAGCACCTGAGAGGCCAACATTAGCAAGGATGCGCCTTAAAGGGGTAGACGCAGCGGCTGAGGCTCGCGCAGCAGGGGCATACCATACGCCCTCTGCAACAAAAGTAAAAAGGTCTTGAGGAGAAATACCCGGGGCATTCAGATAAGCAAAGCCTTCTGTTTCCTCAGGATTTCCAAAGTTAGGATCATTGGGATGTCTGGCTAGAATTCTTCCTTCACTATCTTCCCTTACTTCCAGCCCGGGAATATTCCTGCGAAGGATGTCTATTTGAGCCGTTGGATCCGGTGTGGTAGCCAAGGCACCTACGACATCCCAGGCATCTTCCATACCCATAGGGGTCATGCGTAATTCTCGCGCCCCCGCGAACTCAGGATCTCTGCGAGGACTAAACATATCCGTAAGGAAGTCATAGCCGCCATAAGGGCGCTGCTCTTCTGCCCGTGCGTTAAGACGTGTAGCTTCCTCAGGACTAATCCTGCCCTCTCTACGGGCTAGGTCAATCTGAGATGTTTGCCCCACGTATCCCTCTGAACGAATAGGAGGCTCTCCTGGAAAAGGCTCGCCTGTCTGGATATGTCTTTGAATATTGTAGTAGTCTTCGGAAGGGACAGGGTAATCCTCTGCCTTTACAAGGTTCTCGCCTCTTTGGCCAAGAAGTAAATCAAAGTAGCTGGTCTCGTCAGCACTTGCTCTTTGCACGCGGGGTTCTTCAAGAGGGCCTTCATAAACGGGGGTGTTCCCCGGCTTTCTCGTTGAACGTGTAAACCAGTCATGGGGAAAACCAAGATTCATCAAAGACCAAGTTCCTCTTTAAGACGGCTAACCGCTTCTTGCCTCGCAGCACCCTCGGTCATCTCGGGGCTTTCTCGAAGCAATTCTTGTGTGTATTGCCCAGCCCTTTGGTTAAAGGTTCTTTCCGCTTCGTCCAGAGACATGAAGTCAAGGGGTGTGTTTGTTGCGCCCAGGGCCAACCGCATAGAGGCTCTGATCCTTACTTGCATAATATAGCGCCTGAACCCGTCAACCTTGGCTTGGAAAGTTGCAGGATCATCACCGCTGAGAGGGTTCCAGTTATTTCCGATATTAGGAAGGAAAGCCATCATACGTTCTTGCTCGGCGCCTGAAACGGTAGCACCTGCATATTGCTGGATATAGTTATTCATGATACCCGCAGCGGCTTGGCGCGTCTGTGCGTAACTCCGCAACTCGGATTCTTCTTCGGGTGTAATGTTGTCAGAACCAAAGCGGCGCCTCATGCCTGTCCACGCCATTTGCAAGCGGGGCAGGGCTTCAAACTGTTCTCCCTCGCCATACAGGCGTTGCAATTCTTCCAGTTGATCCAGAGTAGCGCCTGTTGCGTTCACAGATTCAATGTATTCCCGCTCTTGGGGTGCGCCACCTTGCACGCTATCAGCAGTGCCTACCGCAGACATCGGGACATCCTCTTGTGGTCTTCCCTGAGATTGCTTTAGAGGCATACGAGGTTTGTTCGCAGGCACGCCTTGAGGTCTCTGCGGAATACTTTGAAGAGGACTCTGGGGCGCTCCCTGAGGTGCTCCCTGAGGCATTCTTTGTGGAAGCTTCTGTGCCATGCCCTGAGGTGGCCTTAGTTGAGGTGAAGGCATAGAACCTGCAGCAGCGGGCGGTGTCATTTGATTTACAAAGGCTAAAGCAGGTGATGCTCTTGCAATCACAGGATCGGTACCTTGTCCACCTTGGCCTGCCCCAAGAGCCAAGGGCGAAGCAGAGCTTCTCAAAGATTCTTGAGGCGGCTGTGTGTAGGAACTCATGGCATCCGCAGCTAAGGTAGAGGCCATCTGCATAATAGGCCCTTCGATATTATCCCACCACTTGGGCTCTTCTTCTTCCTCTGTGTTTCTTCCAAGAATTTCAGAGGCAGCCTCAGCTAGAACACCATTCAAACTCCTGCTTTTCTTAGGCGTGCCACCATTAGCATAGCCTTGGACGCCCCCTCCATCTCTAAAGTTAGAAGGACCCCCAAAGGCTGTTTGGTTATCTTTATTCCATTGAAAACCACCAGCGCCGAAGTCCATCAAGGGATTGCTTATACCTTGCCAGCCGAAGTTATTACCCCCGCCGCCTGTGGCTGAGCCTGGAGATCCTGCGGGCCCCGTAGGGGGCATAGAAGGCCCTGTGCCAGGCATGAAGGGCGTCTTCTGGATACCGCCTTGAATAACGGGAGCATTGGCCTTCCAATTAGGATCAGATCCATGTAGTCCACCTTGATTGCCCCCAAGGCCAGGCGCGTTCATCCCGCCGCTTGGAACGGTTTGGGGAGATGCTTGAGAGCCAAAGAAGTCTTGGGCGCTTTGCCCTGCTTCTTCCCAAGGGAAAGGACTAATGCCGTAGTCAACATTCCCGGCGTCTCTGATCTGAGGGTTGAAAGAGCCTTCTCGCATTTGCCTACGGTAAACCGAAGGAGGGGTAATCTGTTGTCCTGAGTGGCCATACCCGGTATAGCCCGTAGAGTCGGGGCGAAGAACTTGCCCCCCATCTGCATAACGAGTGATGTTGCTTACGCGCTCCATGTAGCGATGTGCTTCCTCAGGAGAAACAAAGATAACTTCACCACTGCTTAGCTGAACGGGAACTCTCTCGCCGCTGCGTGCTCTTTCAAAGCCTTCTGGTCCCCCCATGTCCAAAGCCCTTTGGTAAAGAGACTGCTGATCCCAGAGAGGTTCACTTGTATCGCGGCTGGTGATAGGTCCGCCATCAGCGGCCTTCTTTTTCACTATGGGCTTCTTCAAAGGGGTGTCTGCCATCTTGCTTAGCCAGTTCGTGCGGTTATTCAGACCAACTCTCCCGCTGCCTCCAAGTTGACCCCCCATCGTATCAGCACGAATAGCCTGCCCACTTGTTAATTGGTTAAGGACACTTTGATCTGATGCCGGGGCTACTTTTACAGGGTCATTGCTAAAATTCCCGCTTGACCCCAAGGCACTGTTTAAAGCACCTGCACCGGGAATAGCAGTACCAACAAGCGCACTAAGTGCCCCTCTACCAAAGCGATCCCAAGAGGCAGGGGAAGGGCTTATACCTCCATGCTGCAAAGGTGCCAAAGGGGTGTTCATACGTGTGCCCCCGCCTGTGAACCCGCTGACACCCCCACCCTCTACATACTGTCTGACATTCTGTCTAGGACCAAAACCAAAGCGCTCTCCAAGAGAGGTCCTTGCTTGTTCTCGCTCGACATTGCCGCCCAAGGATGACAAGGGGTTACCAAAGCGTTGCCCGAGGCGCTGCCTTTGCCGAGGATTGTGTCCTTGCCGACGGTTGGGGCCTTGCCAGGGAGTGCCGCCGCCTTGCTCTTGTGGAGGAGGAGCAGGCTGAGGCGGCATAGCATTGTAACCCTGTGGTCCGTATACCTCCGGGTAGTGCTCCGCAGCATAAGGACTCATACCATAAAGTTGATTAATATAAGGATTATACGCAACGGTTCCCGAAGGTGTTCCATGTGCCATAGAACCTTCTGGTATGCCAAAGGGCGCTTCGCTTTTTTCCCCGAATTGAGACATGAAAGCATCTAAGCCTTCTTGTGATCCAAAGAGTTCAGCAATCCAGGGATTACCTGAAATGTCCGCAGGGGTTGCTCCTGTCGCTGTGGGGCCGGGAGCGGGTGCCGCAGCGGTGTTACCCCCCATCTGGTTCATTAGCGCCAGTGTTTCAAGAGCATTACGATAACCATCGCCTTGCCTGTCATACTTCCTGGAATCAAAGGGATTTCTGCTAGCCCACGCATCCAGTGCTGCCTGGTCCTTGGGCGAGAATACTATCTGGTTTGTAGCAGGATCTACGTTGTAATAAATCTGGTTATCACGAGGTTTACGGCTTGCATATGTCAAGGAAGACCTGTTGCCTTGTGTGGCATTGCCCCCGTCTTGATACCCCTTGTATGTGCGCCGATTATTCATAGGTGTTCCTTAGTATCTGCCCTTCTTGGAAAGCATCTCCATGAGACTGCTGCGACCCCAAGGTGCATAAAGGTTCTCTGTGGCCTGAGGGCGTACTTCGCCGCCGTCTGCATATTCTCTTCTTGTATCATTACCAAAATGTTCTTCCCAAGAAGGCTGTGGCCCCCAAGTATTATCCAAAACATTACCTGTAACATTTTCCCATGCTTCATAGATCATTAAAGGTCTTGTTTCTCTAAGCTGTTCATGTAATCTCTCAATCTCAGCTTGGGTTTCAGGCCCTCTGCCTCCAGATACCCACTTATAATAAAGGTCTTCTAATTGTCTTTGTCTTTCTTGATCCCTTCGTCCCAGAGTAGGCTCTGGTATATACTCGTTAGCGCGTGCCTCTGCTTCTTCTTCACGTTGCCAGTCCTTGTCTGACCAGATCCCGCCACCGTCTTGATAATTCCTTGGCAAAACAGGCCCTCTACTGGAGTAACCCAGCCCTAACTCGCCTCCAATACCTCTGTCATATGCAAAGGTGTTAAAGTAGTCGTCTTCTGTTGCATTGCTTTCTCGCAATTCTTGCAACATGCCTGTCTCTCCTACATTGTAAGCTATCTCTTCAATAGCATCTTCTGAAAAGCCTCTTTGTCTCAGATAGTCGTCAAAGGAGCGAGTTCTGAAATCTCCCATAGCGTCTCTGGCAAGCAAGCGTAAAGCCTGTTCAGACTCTTCTCGATCCAGAGTAGGCTCTGGTATATACTCGTTAGCGCGTGCCTCTGCTTCTTCTTCACGTTGCCAGTCCTTGTCTGACCAGATCCCGCCACCGTCTTGATAATTTCTTCTCATAACTTTACCTCCTTCTCGGTAATTTTGAGCAACTTGATTCAGGGGGTTGCTTACCCCGCCGCCGTCTTTGAAAAAGCCCAGTCCCGTTTTCGCTATGCCCATAACCTGTCCTAGCTGGCTAAGGAAAGAGGGAGTTTCTGTAGCTGTTCCTGTAGTTGTGCTTGAAGTTGTTCCTGACGTTTGTTGAGGGGATGATTGCCAAGGATAGGCATAGGCTTGATCGCTGTAGAACTGAGAAACGTCAAAGGGGTATTGTACTCCACGCCCAAACTCGCCTACCCCGAAGTCCAAGCCCCCTTGTGCCTGTTGCTGGAAGTCTTGCCCTATCGTTGTCAGGTTGGACGCATTAGCGACCTGTTGATCCCTTAGCATATCGCTAAGGGTCATCCCTGTTCCGATTGCTGCGCTCTGTTGTCCCAAGCCCTGCTGTTGCGCTGCCAGTGCTCTATCATAGTTATCCTGAAGACCCCCGTACAGAAGCTCCATTTTTTGCCTTTGGTTCTCGCCTGCTAGTTGCCCTTCCTGGACACCAAACCTGCTCCCACCAAAGGCACCCGCCAACGCCTTTTGTCCCGCAAGCCTTTGTCTCTGCTGCTCGTACTGCTCGGAGAGACGTTGCATTGCAATGTCTGAGACGTTCTCCTGGTAAGGATTCATGTATTGCTGAATATCAGCTTGAGATGGTGCTTGACCTGCCTGAGCAAGCAGACTAAGGGCGCTTTCTTGCGCTGCCTGGTTTAAAGGCTGGTCAGCCTCTGCAATGTTGCGCAGGCTTTGGTAGCCCTCTAGTGTGTCAGGGGCGAAGGGGGCAACAGGAACACCTTGGTAAGCCTGAAAGGGCTGGTCCGCTGCTTGTCCCGCCATACTAAGCGCTCTGGTCCACGCAGCCTTAACCTCAGGCGGAATATCATAGCTTGAGAGCTGATTAAACGCCTCATTAGAATTACTTGTTTGTGTAGTGCTTGCGCCTTTTCCCACGGTTATTTAGCTAATACCAGGACACTCCCCAGTTTTTCAAAGCCCTTCCTCTTAAAGTACCGCTCTAATGTGTCTACTTGGTCTGTGTATTGAAAGGTGGACCCCACAAAAGGAAAGCCTGAGGCTTTTGCAAATTCAATACCAATGTTAAGGAGACGGTTAGCTAGATTGTAGCTGCGGTAGTATGGATTGACATAGAAGACCAGATTTACCAGCATTCTATGCTTGCTCCACCAGACCCCTTCCAAGCGAAGGGCCAGTATGCCTGTAATTGTATCATGATTTGCCTTATCCGTGTAAGTAGATAGCCAAACCACGCCTTCCTCAGAGGGTCCTAGAAGATTCCAGAAGGTTGTCTTGACCGTTTCACGGTCTCGGGGAAGAAATTCATGCAGGTTATTCTGTTCATCCAGAGCATCTCCTACTAGAAAGTCTACGATATCTTCGATGTCAAGGATGGTAGCGCGGCGTAGCTTATGGCGCTCCGGGAGGGGTTCCTTGGGCATTCATTGGGCCTTTCAGTGCTTGGTTGTCCACAGGTCTTGCCGCACTGCCTTTGTAATTCCTCCGAATATTGTCTACCAAGGTGTCTAATGCCTGAACACCCGCATCTGTATTCCCATCGCCAATCATTGCTACGATATCTGCGGGAATAACATATTCACCCTCACTTAGCATAGCGGGAACATCATCTGCTCTCCCGCCGCCTGGTGTTTCTTGTACTGCCCCTGCGAGCATATCCATTAAAACATTATCAGCCATGTGTCATCCTACCATACTAAGCACTTGATACATAAGCACCAGTTCTAACCCATACAGGCGTATCTGCCGCTTGCATCAAGGTCATAGCCCCGTTTTTCCCAAGAGACGTAGTTGCCTCTATGGAGATCTCTGCGTTCTGTTCAACAATTATGTTATTCGTGCCATCTCTGTTAACAAGGTGAACAAGAGTCCAGCAATAGGCGTTGTCAAACCCTGCAATAGATACGTTGCCTCCCAAGGCATCTGCATAGACTACAACAGGAGCGCCCTTCGATAGCTGAGACTGGGCTAGATCAACCCGAACGGATCCTGACTTGCCGTCCAGAGATATCGCCTCACGCTGAGGATTGGCGTCTGTAGTAGCTACCCTGCGTGCTTCGATATAACATTGTTCCAGAGACTTCTCTGTATCTCTGAGAATCTTTTCAAAGTATCTTTTCTGCCCCTCGTCAAAAAGCCCTTCAGGGGGGTTTGTCAGGCGTACCCTGAAACTCTGTGCTGGAAGCTTTGTAAAGGACACTATTCTTCCTCTTCTTCTTTATCAGCCAAGATGTCTTCTACGTCTTCAATAAAGGGCTTAACAAAAGCGCAATCGTCTGCGGTCACATCAATTCCAATGCGACACTTGATTAGAACAAGATCTCTTTGAATTTCTGCATCACGTACAGCCATGTCTTTCCAAGCAACAAAACCTGCACCAGCAACGGAAAACCCAGCTATTACTATGCTCACAATCCAGATAGGAAGCATGTCTTTAAAGTGGTCTACGATACCTTTCCACATTAGCGTTCTCCATCCGGCTGCACGCGCACACGAATATCTCCAAGGCGGAAATTAGCATTAGCCACAGTACAAGTCACAAGCATGTTCATCTGGCGCCCACGCAGCCGCACGCTTTTCTTTCCTGTCATAGTGTTCACGTTGAAAGGACCCTTTTTGGAGAACTCTGTAGCCTGGGGATACTTCCTGGATTCCAGGAAAAACCTTACGCTATCCGTTTGGGATACATCGGGGACAAATTGATCAACAAACATCATCTTGTCTCCCTCCTCAATCTGAACTGCACCAGACTGCAGGAAAGCGCCCATAATGTTTGCCTTGTCGTTATACCCGCTTTCGTGCTCATAAAGGGAAGAAGACACAGACGCTGCCGTAGTTGCCAGGGGCGTATCGTAGATATTGCTACCTGTCCATGTAGTGCGGACAAGGTTCCCATCATACCATGTGTTTTCAGCATAGTTATGGATCACATAGCGGGAGTTTTCTATGCTATCCCCGGCAGGGTAGAACCACCATATCTCTGAAAACTCTGTGTTAACACCGCAGAAGGTCTTTTCTTTTTGAGACAGGTTTAATCTATAGGGATGTGATTGGGAAAACAAAGCCTCGTCTAGCGTGCTGGGAAGCTGCCTGACAGTCCCGTCATAAACATAGAAAGACCCCTCAGACATCCAGTAAAGAATCCCGTTAAGGTCCACGCCCGCGTTCATCCCTGCAATGCCGCAGTTAGCCCCCAAGCGACTGAATCCGTAGTAATCAGGAGGACCCACGTAATTCATGGAATACGCGCCTTCATCTGTGAAGATGATATGCTCTTTCTTTGAATCCAAGGCGCCTACAATTTTAGAGCCAATGGGAAGCCTGTAGTCCCCTGCACCATTCGTAGCCGCTGCGGTCCATTCAGTGTAATCCTCTGTGTCAGACCATCTGACCAGCATGGGGTCAAAGTTTCCCCCATCAACACAAGTGCCGCAAAGGACAACTTGACGCGAAGGATTACTGAGGAACATCACGTTATTCTTTGTAGGGGCATTGTTCACAATGGAGGCTCGTCCGCCCGCAGACGTTTCTCTGTAATACAAGGCGCCGTCTTTCTGGCATGCAATAAGGTCTTCCCCCCAATTATCCAGAGTCCATTGGCGCAGCGCTCTTGCAACACCGCCGCTTCCTGCCTCACCCCAGTTACCCTCTCCCCAGGGGTCTGAGCCCCATCCGAAGAGAGCCCCGTTGGATTTTAGCCCTGCTGTAATAAGGAATTGAAAAGATGTAGAAACATTTCCTTCCGCTGTATAAGTGCTTGTGGCAACTTCGGTTGAAGGCAAGGACACATCAAAGTGGTTCACGCCTGCCGAGACAATGCGGTAGTGCCCTGCGGAAACCGTCTGTCCACCATCGGTAAGCTCTACAGAAGAGTTGATAAAGAGAAGGTCATTAGCTTGTGCGCCGTGCGCCACCAAAGACACATTAACTACGTTAGATCCAGATACGCCTGAAAAAGCAGAAGCGTGGGCAACAGAGGCACGCAGAGGTGTAATGTCTTCCCATGTGCCCCCTTTATCTACCCAAAGGCTGTTATGCGTTCCCAAGGCTACATGCTTGGAGCCGTCAAGGGCTGACCAAGGGTGGATAGCCCTGCCTACTCCATAATACCAGGTAGCTGTATCGCGTTCATCCCAGCCGCCAATCTTCTCTGCATAGCCGGAAGAGAACCTGATCTTGTCCGCAGAGGTCCATGACCCCTCAGCTTGATACTGAGTGACATTGCGGTTAATACCGGGCTGGATGTTAAGTTTTTTGAGAACCCCTTCGCTCATGGGGCCCCCTTACTGCGTTTCGCCTTGGAAGAAGTACCATGCGTGACTGTTGGCGCCTTCCTGCTTCACTACCATCAGTGCAGCGCCTGATCCATAATTATTCAATCCAGCATGTCCCGAAGTATTGACTAGCGAAGTGCTAGTAGGTGCTGAGATAGCAACGGTAACACCAAGGGCAATAAGAGTTGTATTCCAGCCAACGGGAAGGGCCTTGTTAAGATTTAAATTAATAGACGAAGCATTTTCCAGCACCCAGACCTTGCCTGTATCGGCTGAGGTGAAGGTAAAGGCGCCCGTAGTTGTTTCCACGGATACCGTGTAATTCGTAAGGACATTACCTTCAAAGTCATTATCTGCGTCAGTGCGCGCTACAGATCCTGCTAAAGCCTTTGAGACTCCTACGAGCTCTGTGCGGATACTTGTCAGATCATCCCGAAGCGCCGCCGAGACTTGCTCGGAGACATTCATTTGCCGCGCTACTTCAAAGACATTGGTACCATCTGTGTGGATTAGCCCCGTGAAGTCCGAGGGGATTTTCAAGGCAGAGCCCACGTCCCCCGCTACGCGCACGCGCACGGAAGCACTATTGGAGATATCGTTTCGTATCAGGTAGTTCTTGCCTGCATTGGGAATGTACACAGCTATGTTCGAGGTAGGAGCGCCTGTGAAGACAAGCACAGCATTGCGGGCCTCGTCAGCAACCCCGTTCGCCTCTGACAACGTAAGACCACCTGCAGACGTAAGATCTATTGAGACAACACCAGCAACAGCGTCTTCAATCAGCGAGAATACTGTGTTTGCCTTGGTGCCCCAGGTATCCTGATTCTCACCTGTTGCCTGAAGCTCTAACCTGAGCTGTCCTGAGTATGTGCTTGCCATCTAGTTTTGTCCTGACAGTGTATTGTTGACCTGGTGAGGGTTGGAGAGGGGTTCCCCTGAATCTCTCCGCGCCCTTCGGCCTTCGTTATTAGCCCCTTGAACGGCTTCCATATACTTGGCATCCCATAGTGGTACTTGGCCCCATTGCTTGGAGAACTTGGACATCTCCGCCATAGCTGCATAGAAAAGGGCATTGGGATAGAAAGTTGTCAAGGCATTCACAGAGCTGGCCGCAGAAAGCTTGGAAGGTTGCTTCTCATAAGTCATGACAACTTGGGAGTTAGCTTGCGGGGTAGGTACGATAAGAAAGGTACTAACATCCGCATCTGCATAGTAGACGGGCTCTGCCGTTGATGTCTCGTAAGGCCAATACACCTCACAATAGCCCCTTGTTCTCTTCCTTAGAAGCCTGCGATCCCCCGAAGAAGTCTTGAAAGTAAGCTCGTGCCCCAAGCGATACCCTGTAGGCTTTTCCACAAAGGGAGAGTCCTGTGTCAGGGCCAACGTGGTCTGAGCAAGGAAAAGCTGGGAATCAAGCTCGCGTGCCAAGCGATCCTCTGCCAACCCTATAGCTGTAGGGATATACGCTCGAAACTCCGCAGAATCGTCCTCAGTGACGTTCACAACGGCAGATACAAGCGTAGTGTAATTAGAGATAACTCCGGCCATGTCCTAAGTTTATCACAGGACTTGACCTTAGGCGATACATGGCGACCCCGGCAGGGCTCGAACCTGCAACCCTCTGCTTAGAAGGCAGATGCTCTCTCCTGTTGAGCTACGGGGCCAAGGATGCCCTCCAAACAGGGAGCAGCCAAGATATGCTTAAGTTGACTAGGTGATGTTACGCCTAGACAGACATTCTTGACATAAGACTTTCCCCAGACGTAGTTAAGGGCAAAATGAACAGGATCCATGTAGTGTGTCTTGGCTTTTGCCAAGAGGTCCTCGACATCCTTGGAATAAACAAGGGGCGCTATGTCCCACCCAAAGTTATCCCTGAGCCAAGGCAGGCGAGAGTGCTGATTGGGCAAGCCATCCTTGTATTTCCCGGAGAACGATCCATAGCGAAGAATTCCGTAGGCCATAAGAGGTACAGGGGCTTCATCAACGCCTTGCGGATCGTTAGCCCAGGAAAACCTGTTTTGAACCAGGATAGGTCCCGCGATACCTTGCCGCATCTCAGCCTCCCACTTGTAAGCTTCGTAAGTCTCGTAAGGCACATTGGAAAGGCCCCAGTGCTTTATTTTCCCACTCTTCATAAGAGTACCCATAGTTTCCACGAAAGCTTCTTTGACATGATCAGAGGATCCTGACAAGCTATGCGGCATGTAGCAGAATACTTGCTCTACACCTAGGCGCCCTAAGGAGGCGTCAAGGGCGGCTGAGACTTCCTCAGGCGCCAAGGAAGTCTTGCCTCCCCGGAAGATGTTACCTGGGCCAAAAACCTTGGTATTGATAAGAATGTCTTTGTGTTTTCTTTGCCTAAGCCAGCGCCCTAGGAGCCACTCTGTATTACCGTGCGTGACGGGGCGCATAACAGTCGGGTAGCCCTCTGCCGTATCCAGGAATTTGATACCATGATCATATGCAACGTCAAGAAGCCTGAAAGAGGCATCCTCGTTTAGCTGGCCTGCCATCGTGCAGGTTCCCAAGGAAAGCCGGGGGATGTTCATAATCAGCCTCTATCAAACTGGTCTATAAAGAGATCTCTGTGCGTCTGGTGAAAGGGAACATAGTATTGCCCCAGGATAATATAGCGGTTTCCTTTAGTCAACTCTGTAACAAGGTGATTCATAGGCGCAGGAAAACAAAGGACATCCCCCATAGAGAACTTGAATTCGCCCTTGGAACCCATACAAGGGAAGTGTAGCTCGCCGCCTTCGTAGTCCTCAGCATTGCTCAGGGACACGATTACCATAAGGCCCCTGCATACGTCCCTGCCTTTGACTTTGAAGTCATAGTTGAAATTACCGCCATCATTGTGTATCTTGAAGAAATCTCCTTCGGAATACTTGATAATCTGGCCATTTTCCCCTGGAAACCATGCGTCAGAATACCGAGGAAACCTGTCAAACCACTGTGGCGCGTATTTATCCGCCGCTTGTTGCCAGAGTTTCCAAAAGGCAGCATTGGTACTTTTGTCCATACGACAAACAGAGCTCTTTCGTCCATCGTCTTTCTTGGCTATCAAGGGATACTTGCCGTTTTCATCAGGGATAGCCTCATGGTCAGACACAAGTATCTGAGCGGCAGACCACTTAAGATGTTCTAAGGCATCCAAGAGATGCTGAGAGATATCTATGTGTCCAAAGATAAAAGGTTCTTCGGAGAGAGTCTCGCCTGCTTGGTAAGCTTCTTTTGCCTCTTCCTCTGAGTACATCTTAACCCTTACTGGCTAACAGTTGTTTCTGTGGTGACAGTAGTGACCGTGGTGACCGTGGTGGTGCCACTTGCCGCGTTAGACTTCGCACTAATGTCATAGTAACCCGTATCTCGCACTACGTTCTCAGAAACATCGCGAATTTCTATCTTGAGTGCAATGGTCATTGTAGAGTTGTCCTCATTACTATTACTTAGCTCATAGGTGCGGGTACTGTCCAGCACTTCCCAAGTACCCAAGTTCCCTGTAGCTAGCGTAGTCTCGGAGCCGCTTAGGCGCGTAGCACGAATTTCATAAGAATCCCCAGGGGTGCTATTGGAGCCATCATACCAATCATCAAATCCCACTGACCAGGAGCCTTGGCGTTTATCCGTGGTGCCATCTTGTAAGAAGCGCCAGCCCGCCACGGCAGTCCCGCCTGTCACAGTCCGCGTGGCGACTACAGGGGTTCCCTCAGTACCGAGAAGAGAGATTTGGTGTGGTAGCTTGAGGCCATCTATGTATCCGATGTTAATTAAAGGCATATTATTCTCCTATGCACAGCTTACCTGCCATGAAAACAGGGCAACTTCTCTGTTATTGGCAGCATTAACATTAGGAGTACTGGACACTGAGAAGGCTGTTCTATCTGCGTTGGTGGCTTGCAAGTGAAACATATTTCCAAGCGCTGGATTATTGTCCGTTCTTTTTACTGTGTCTTGCACAGACACTGGAATAGCCCCAGCAGAAGCACCTCTTTCCGAAATTAGCCATACCACAGACTCAGTAGATGCAGGGACATTTACACAAACATTTACTGTGAAGTCTTGCCCTGCTGATGCACCCGTAATAGCGCCTATGCTACTTCTTAAAGTAATCTCTGGTGTTGCAGACCTGAGTTTCCAAGAAGAAAAGACCCCCTCTATGTCTGCGCCAAAGCCTGCCACACTAGCCGCGAAGTTCATAGAAGTCTGTATCTTGTCTACATTGGCAGGAACTTGGTACTGGAATACAAAGTAGACCCAACCAATGGGGTCGGCGCAGACGGCTGCGTTATACAAAGGGGTTACAGATGTTCCACTTACAGCTACCCAAGTAATAGGAATCGCAGCGGCTCTCCTTGAGAAACATTGAAAAAATAGAGCAGGATAGCTCTCACTCTCGTTATAAACAGACACAGACGTATGGTATTTCTGTGCATCCTCGTCCTTGCTGAAGGTCTTTTCTGCCATGAAGGACACAGCGCTACCCGCTGCGGGGGCTCCACCGCCCTCAGTGCTAGGAGCAATAGGCGGAATTAAGTAAGCTGTCACTGGGGCCACCTGGAATCATCTGCATAATCATCTGGCACAGGGTCTAACTGTGCAATTGCCTTGGCAGCCTGGCGCACTTGGCGCACGTAGCGCCACAGAGCCTTTACTGCGTCCCATCTATTCTGCTGAGCGGGGGTAAACGCAGTGCCATCTTCTTTAAGTTCCTTGAGCTCTAGGTAATCGAAGATCCATTCGATCTGTTGCCCCCGAGAGAGTCTTGTATCAATTCTATTCTCTGCTTCTTGGTGAACATTGAAAGCAGAAGGATTCCTTGTCCGAATCTTGGTGTAGGCCCTTGTGATTGTCTGAGAACCATCAAAGGTATCTGCTACTGTTACATCGTTCCACTCATCCCCTTGAGGCTTGCCTTCCTGTGTCATCTCGCAGATAATCTCTGTACCATTGGTCATGCCTAGAGCTGGGGGAGACGTAGTGTCACCTGAGGCCCACTTGATACGCCCGGGAAGGCTCCCTGTCCAAGGTCCCCGTGTAACTTTGTTAACTGATGTATCCCAAATAGCGTATCTCATTAGATAATCTTCACATTGAGGTGACTCTTGTTAGTCCCACTCTGTGCCTCCGTAGTTTGGACATAGCAAATAAAGTGCCCTCCTGAGGAAGTCTCAAAGGCATCCCCGTCTACCAGGGACCACCCCGAAGTTGTTATCGCACCTGCCCCTGTGGAAGCCTTGATAATCAAAGTGATATACCCTGTCTGTGTATCCGGGGCAAGTGTGTGGGCACCCTTGTTCTTATAGGCTTGCATGGGCCTGAGGCCGTAGTCCAAGGTCTGAGTGCCTGTGGAAACGTCGCCAATGAAATACACAGAGACCAGAGCACCGCCTGTGATGATTTGCCCTGCGTCATCCCGTGTGACACCTGAGGCAATGCTGGTAAACTTGTGTGCTAACGAAGATACCGGACAAAGCTGTTCTTTACCCAAGCTATCCCAGTGAGGCATGTGAGCGTCTTGCCCTACGTTGCCAACGCAAGTCAAGGTGCCGAAGTCTAGCGCAAAGAGAATTTGACCATTGCCGGGAGTACCACTTTTATCTGTTCTAATGCCGTTCTCTGCTGAAACACGATACCCGTAGGTGCTTGTGTTCGCTGTAGAAGCAACGATGGCTTCCAACATTGCTGTAGCTATGCCGTCAGACTGAGAGGCAACAGAAGTTTGCTTTACGTCTGACTTAGATACCATAGCTTGGACCGAAGTAATCGCAGCAACATTGGTAGCTATGTTCACGTCTGACTTGGATACTTGGGCCTGTACTGAGGTAATAGCTGCCAAGTTAGTTGCTATGTCAGTTACATTCGTAGCTATGTTCACGTCTGACTTGG